ATGGAACTGAGCTACGCTAATATAGTCGCAGGTTTTCTCATGCATATCGGTGGTCTCGATGAGGCTGACCGATTTTCGCAGATTAGAACCATAGACTCTATTAGCCCAATCAATCGCGATTGGGGTATATGGCAGGCTTGTGATAATGTGTTGGGCGCATCGTGGATTGTTGCTATAGGTGCTGAAGAAATTCACCAGCTTATTGCTACAAGAAGCGATGGTTCTAGCTGGCGCATATACAAGCCTAGTAGTGTTGCTAGGATTGTTGAAATAAATGATACTGGCAAGTACGATATTGTAGCTACAGTAGCATCATTTCACGACACTCGTCATGGAGCAAGTCCTCCAGCGCTATTGCGTGTAGGAGATCACTATATCTACAGAAATATATCTGGATATAGTATACCTATAAAAGACACACTTGCTTTAGAGGTATTAGAATTAAACAACATTCAGGCATGAACATAATTTATCCAGACGGGTCTGGCAAATTAGATGTTGGTACTCGTTCTTTGCAAGTACCGTTAAGGGTTGTTGCTGACCTAATAAAGTCTGGTGTTGAGTTTTTTTACTTCGAGGGAGGTCCTTTTCATGTTGAGCACGGAGTCGATGTACTGGAGGCAATAACGAATCATTTAGAGATAGGTAAGCCTAAAAGACAAAGGGCTGTATCTACAAAAGAGCGAGCACCTACAAGGGTATCAAGAGTATTGATTACTGATCCAAACGGGAAAGAGTTTGAAATCAATAATCTACTAGGCTGGATGAAAGAGAACTTTCCTGAAAGGTATAAGTCTCTTTACTTCGCGGCTATACGAGGCAAGCCGTGCGCAGGCTATAAAGTAAAGCAGCTAGGCTGGGTTACTATGACAGTGTTGGGGAACGAGGAATTTATTAAAAACCAAAAGGAAGAAAATGTCAAGCGAAATCGTTGAATTGCAGCAGGATCAAGTTCCTGACAAGCGTGTCAGTTTTGATGCTGACTATTACAAGTCCAGAATCAGGGAGCTAGGCTGGAGTCCAGAAGAGCTTAAAATGATTTGGTCAAAGATGCCACAAGGTGTTCCTATTGATGAAGCCTTTGCATTTTTGAGTCGTGCCAAGGCTTTGGGTTTGGACCCAATGAGCGGTCAGATTATCCTACAGTCGCATACGATGTCAAAGACAGGCGAAGTTCGATATACGATTATCGTAGGAATTGATGGTTACCGATCCATGGCTATCCGTACTGGACTGTATGCGCCTGGTGATGATACTGTGTTTAAGTACAAGGAAGACGGCAGCCTGCTATCAGCCACTGTGTACGTAAAGCGCTACCATCCTGAGAGCAATCAGTGGAACCAGTTCAGCGCCACAGCTATGTATGAAGAGTACTGCGTATTCTTTTATGACTCAGCTTCGCGCACACGTAAGCCTACGCAGATGTGGGCTAAAATGGGACATACGATGCTTGAGAAGTGCGCTGAGGCTAAAGCTCTACGACGTGGTTTCCCTGAAACACTTGCTGGCCTTTACACCGCAGAAGAACTAGCTCAGTCAAACTCAGCCTCGCCAGATACTGAGGACGCAGCTAAGCGCGGAGCTAGATTAAATAATCGCGCAGTAAAAGCATTAGGGGAGAATTAATATGAAGCCGTGGGGTGGTTTGAAGTTTCATGCGTTTACCAACCGTGAGGACTGGCTTGAACAACGTCAGCAGATGGGTGTTGGAGGTTCTGAAAGTGCCTCTATTCTTGGGCTTTCTCCTTATTCTTGCTCTGCTCAGGTATTCTATGAGAAGCTCGGCTTGGCGTCGAAAAGGCACACTTCGTTAGCAATGATTATTGGGAACGAAGATGAGGATAAGATTGCTCGCTTATGGTCATTCTATGATCCAAACATAGGCGTAGATTCAATCGCATCTAACTATGAGGCTGGCAAAGTTATACGCAAGCCTATGAAGTTAAGCCGTATCATAACAAATCCTAAGTACCCATTTCTATTTGCTAACCCTGATAGATTGTTTAAGCAGGGTAAGGACCGAGCAGTTTTAGAGATTAAGACAATCAATCACTGGGAAGCGCAGAAGTGGGAGTCAGGTGTACCTATTCACTATATCATTCAGATTCAGCACTACATGCTAGTCTGTGAAGTGAAGTATGCCGAGCTTGCTATCTTGGAGTCAAACAGTAAAATTGACGTGATTCCATTTGAAGCAAGCCGAGAAATTCAAGAACGAATTATCGAGAAAGTAGGGAGTTTCTGGGAGGATTTACTTGAAGCACGTAAGATTCTTGAAGCTGGTGGTATGGAGCTTGACATTCAGCATCTCGTTCCTCCTCCTGATGGCTCTGACGCATACACCGATTTCTTGAAAGAGAAATATCGTGATGGTACTAAAGAAGTAGACACTATAGTTCGTGCTACTGAAGAAGATTTAGCTACTCTAGCAGAGCTTCTGATAATTAAGGATGAACAGGAAAGTCTTCAGCGAGCACTAGCACTGCGCGAGCAACGGTTACGTGAGCGTTTAGCTGATGCACCAGTGCTAGATTTCGGAGAAAGATTTGGGAAGATTACATGGAAAGCAGATAAGAATGGGAAGAGGACATTCAAAACTGGATCCATTAGAAAGGAAGAAGTATTATCCGTAGCAACAGAGTCTTAAAGCTAGACAAAGAAGGCAAGCCAATAATACCTGAGTCCCAGGTTCAGGCCAGCATTTGCGATTATTTTGTCAAACTTGGTTACGAAGTGATACGATTTAATAGCGGTGGTGGCAAAGCAGGGAGTGGTAACTGGGTATGGTATTATACCTGGTTTGGCAAAGTAGGTGGTAAATCTCATAGTGGGGTTCCAGACCTTTTTGTCTTTGGGAAAAATGTACAATTCTGGATAGAGGTTAAAAGGAAAAATGGCGCAAAACGAGAAAAGCAAAAAGAGTTCATCGAAGCAGTCAAAAAACACGGAGGTCAAGGAGCCTTCGTTGATTCACTTGACCAAGCAATTGCCTACGAAATGCAAGTACAAGGGGTTCGAGGTCAGGGTTCTCTACATAACTCCACTGATGGGGATGAGGGGCTGGATCAGCGTAGCCAAAAAAGGAAACCTAATCGTAGCAGGAGCGGAGTCAAACGGGAACTTAGTGACAAGTCCAAGTGAGCAGCAGGCATTATCGCATATTTGCTCGCTGATTGATTTGAGCGAAAATTCAAGCAGTACTGGGCTTAATTTACCAACGGTAGAAAGTCTATTCGATGAATGAGAAAGACAATATAGTAGCAGTTCTTACTGGATTTAGCGTAGATAAACTGCTAAACACAGTAGATCTTATAGAAGCAGTTGTGGGCAAGGGTGGCATCCGACATGGAGATAAGCTCGCGCTGGAGTTCTGTAAACAACACAATCTTCCGAAGATTGGAGTAATGGAGCTTATGTCCTGTCTCGGTACGGCTACAAATCGCAAAATGCTTTTACTAAATCCAGATGAAGGCGATCAAGAAAAACCAAGTATTATTCATTAAAGGAGATGCACATGAATGAAGTCATTCTGAGTGTAGTTTTCGTAACGCTTCTAATAGCGTTATATGCAATATGGCACATACAAGGAGTTGTTAAGGAAATCAACAACTTCCATGAATGGATTAGCCATAAGGTACATGTTACAAACCAAAGAATTGCTGAGCTTGAGTCTGTTGTTGCTAAGACAAATAGAACAGTTGCAGTTCTTGATGGACGTGTATCTGGTAAACCGAAGTCTGAAGAAATAATAAAGAAAACAGTTAAAGTTCCACGCAACCCAAGAAAGGTAAAGTCATGAGTGAAATCATTGGCGCAACAGCGGAAGAAATTCCATCAACAGACGAAGTGTCTTCAGTAGAGCGTAAGCTCGGTATAGAGCTAATCTTTACTACAGAAGGTGTAAAGATTAATGTAAGTAGTAATCTTACAGCACTAGAGCAACTTGGTGCTATCGAAATCTTCAAAGCACATCTGCTTGCGTCTTCTTTAGGTGATGGCAAGTAATGCAAATTAAACCTCAATATGAGGACAGTCCTGGTCTTGCTGTCTCCGAAGCACTCAGGCTTTACCGTATAGGTAAGGAGTGCAAACTAGCATCTACGCTAGGCGTGAGCATACGACAACTTTGTATCATGACAGGTCTGAGTATGTCGGCATTAAGAGAATGCATACAAGTTTCTGACTTGTATGATAATGATGCTGACTTTTTGAAGGCATTTCAGGATCATCAGGTAAGCGCTGGCTCACCATATAAAACATGGGGTACATTCCTACTGGCTTTGGGTATTAACACTATAAGCCAAAGGGAAGCCAACGATATACTAGCATATATCAAAGCAGCCGTGCAGCGTGTGGCTATGGTAGCGCAAGGTACTGCTGATCCTGAAATCGCGCATGCTACTTTGGGTCACTTGCGGTCTTGGCTGATGGGCAGAATCCCCCCAACTGCTTGGTCTACTATAGATCGCAATTTCTTTCTGTATCAGAGGTGCTCGTTTTGCACCTCTGATGCAGAAGATCCAGAGTTGATGGAACACAATGGATTATTGCTGACAAGATGCAATCAATGTAAGTCTGAGGGATTGCAGATAAGTTCAGTCAATTGGGAGACAGTTGCCGCATCTTATGCTGCTTATGCTTACGAATGCAACCATGCCGCAGAAATCTACCGAGCACTATAAAATCAGTCTGCCTAAGTCTGTAGTTATGACACTGCAAGCCACGGCTATGCTTTTAGAAGAACGTAGATTGATAAAGCATACTCAAGGAGATGCACTATTGGTTGCCATGGAATCAGTGCTAAAGTTATCTAGGAATAACGTCAAGATAATAGCAAGATTCTATGCAGATTCTGAAGAGGAATTAGTCCCAGTTAAAATGCGACGCGATGTTAAAGAGAGAGTATTTGAAGAGGCGAAGGCGCTTAATTGTACTGCTAAAGCTCTAGTTTATGCGGTATCAACTATATTCATAAAAGCTGCCCTAGCTTCATTTTGGAAAAACAACAGGGATTACAGTGCTGTTAAATCAAAGTTCCCTGACTTCAAATTTAATAAGCCAAGGAATATCTTAAATGTACGCAGTGTTAAGAGTCCAAGGCTACAGCACAAGAAACCAACTTTGATAAAGGATGTAACGGTAATGCGTCATTACAACTATATGGAGGAATTTCGTTCCTTCATGCAACAGTACGGTGGTATAGATTCTTGGTGTAATAAGAACTTAACCTTGCCTATCCATACTTTTGGTATTAAAGGCAATGTCGGTAAAGCTCAGGATGACGACCAAGAAAAAAATGAGAATCCGATGACTGAGCACACAATGCGATTATGGAAGCGCGGTCGTGGATACAACATTACGATTCATGGCTACGGATCTAGTCGTGGAGATAATGCACCGCACCTAGAGATAGGAAGTGTGCATAGACTCTACGATGTATATCGGCACATAGACTGGTCTAAATTATCAACTTTACAAGAGGATGTTCAAGAATGAACTTCAAGTTTGCAGGGGTGGTTACTTACGTATCACCCGTAGAAAAGTTCGGCATGGGGAAAGAGTCGAAAAGAATTATTGTTGAATCTGGGGAGAAATATCCAAACTACTTTCCTGTGACATTTTATGGAGATAAGATGTCGGCTGTTGACTCAGTTAAGGTAGGGGATTACGTAGAAGTAGATACGTTTCCAGGTGGACGTGTTAAGAAAGGTGATAGCACTCAAGCCTTTTGCTATCTTAATGGATGGAAGTGTGATGTTGTACCTACTGGACAAACAGCGCAAACTCCTGCACCAAGTCAGGATGCTCCAGTTCAGATGACCCCATCACAACAGAAATTCATGGATGACATTCCATTCTAGCAATGCCTGAAAGATAAGAGCTAATAGGGCGGTAACTTCGTATAGTTACGCCCTATTGGTTTTTTATGCATCAGGACTGGTTACATAGACCTAGGACTACCGTTAAGATACATTCTGGTGAAACCAGTTTGATAGGTAAGACTAGGCAAGGTCGCGTTGGATTGTTATCCAAACGCTACCAAGGCTGTGCACTTAATGAAGGAGAAATCTGGTTAGTTGACGTAGTACATGAATACCCGAAATTCTTCATAATGATACCAATCGAGAAAATTAAAGATGCCACCGAAGCGACCCAGAATAGTACCATCCCAGACTAATTTATCTGTACAGGATGTACGTGACTACTCTACTCCCGATGGCGCTTCAATGGCTAACGAGGAGATGCGTCGTCTCAAGATGGCTCTCCAGCAAGTTCAAGAACAGCAGGCAGCTGATGCTACGGCTCAACAGATAGCCCTACAAACTCAATCAGCACAGCAGACTCCAGAACAACCTAAGCCTGTGTCTACGACCTACAAGTGGAACGTAAAGGCTAAAGCGTACAATAGCCAGCCAGTTAACAATAATGACACTGTAGAGTTCATAGGCGATAATGGTATAGATGTATTTGCGCAACCTGGTCGTAAACTTACTATTAGTGCAATCAACTATAAGTGGATTGCTCGTGCAGGCGGAAATACCATAGATGTTAAGTATAATTCTGTTCTGGCATTCAATGGAACTAATGGTGTAATTGTCGGTACTCAGAATGGCGGTATACTAATAGATCGTCCGTTGACTGTTTATCAACGCAGTATAGCTATTGGTGATGCTGGAACAATAGGATTAGACTTCTTTAATGAAGGCAATCAAAAACCTTTTGATTACCAAGACCAAATTCATTTCCAAGTTCAAGAAATGGGAAATGGAATTAGGCGAATTATTGGCTGGTATCATAGAGGCGGTGGAGGTGGTGGGGGTGGTGGAACGGATTGGAATGCTTCCGACGGTACTACTACTGTAAATGTAGCTGATACTGATACCGTAACATGGACTGGAACGAACGGTGTAACGGTTACATTAAACCCAATCGGCAATCTATTTACAATCAATAGACCACTTCAACTACGCCAAGATGGAACTAATGTAGGTGCTCAGGATACTACAATTATCAACTGGGATAATGACACTGTAACAAAGCCAGCTGGATATACAAGTCAAGCATGGCATGAAGTTATAGATAATGGCACTGGTCAGAGAACAATTAAAACCTGGATAGCACCAAGTGCTGCATCCTACACTTGGAATATTCAGGCTAGTGGAACTGTAGGGACGCAGGCCGTAGTATCTGGAGCTACTGTTAAGTTTACTGGTCTTAACGGAATTATAGCGACAAGAAACAATGACGATATTGACATATCTATAGATCCAGAAAAAATAATATACCCACCAGGAACAAATAACGTAGTGTTATTTGGTGAAATAGTATTTGAAAACAGCAATTTTGACTACATAACTACAATTAAGCCAGACTACCGTTATGGTTATCGTAAGTATGTAGATATTGTCCATAACTGGAATTTGGGAAATCCAAGCAATTTTGAGTTTCAGCTATTTGATATAAATCTTAATGCAGCTGGACAACTGATTTATTATAGAAGCGGCTCTCTTACAATGGCTGGTGAAAGTATGGGTCCAGCTGATAATGATGCAGGAAAGATTAGATTCAGAAACTTCCCACATGTAATTGGTTTGAATGGAAATACCGTTAGAATATATGCTACAATGAGCAGAATGAAACCGACAGAAATGCGATTCAGATATATCTTGAGGAAAAGCTAATGGCATTTCCACCTAGTTCTAGTGGTATAGTTCCATGGATGAATGGGCGTATAGATGCAGGTGCTGGCAATGAATTACCTCAATCTACTACAGTTTCATTTACGTATGGAACGAATGTAGTCCTTAAATGGATAGAGGACGGGACATATACTAACCCTGACATTCCAATCTTTGGTCATGGAAGGTGGGGCACAGATACAACAGATGATAATCATTATGTAGTTTCTGTAGCAACTACATCACTTCCACCTACAACAACATATACTGTAGCCGACAGAACTGCATTGTTTGCTATTACTGGTATGTACCAGTATAACACCGCTCTAGTAACTTCTGACAATTCATACTGGGAATATCTGGGTGGAGTCTGGGTTAGACTAGTGCAGAAAGTTAATGCTGGAACTGTATTAGCTTATTCTGTTACCGCCACTATATACACAATTACAGTTCCACAATCAGATCTTCCTAAAGTAAGGAATACTGGTATTAGGGAAGGTGGATATTATGACTTATGCTGGAATCAGAATGGTTTGCATTCATTGCAATACGATGCAGCGTTTAATATAACCCCATCTGGTTACAGGATATATGATGAAATACCAGACCGAACAGAACTCAACACTCGTGTAGCTGGAGAGAAAGGTCTTTTTGAAGATGAGTTTGTTACTGCAGCGCAATTAGAAGCAGGCTCAGGCATAAGTATAAAATACCGAAATAGAGCAGGTATTTTAGCTGGCTACGCAACTGATTCAGTAAAGGGTGGGAACATAGTCTTAGAAGCAACTGAGTCAAGTCTGGAAGGTGCTTTATCTACAGTTTGGATTAAAGATCAAGCAGGAGATACTGCGGTAGGCTTTGGATACGATGGAGCAGCTTTCATCAATACTCTTTTTATAGGTCCTTGGGGATGGCAGAATGCACCTGGATCAACGATACCATACAATCTCAGTAACTACAGTAACAATGCTAAAGATACTCAATGGGATTGGGGTAGCTCGCAACGATCACAAATACAAAGTGCTTACACTAGATTCGGCAAAGTATCAAAATCTGGTTTATATCTAATCAGTGGTACTACTCAAGGATATAGATGGGTTAGTCCTCAAGTGGCATCAGACATGATCCCATTCATAAACACTAGGATACACTATTACCTATTGGTTCGACGTAGGATTGCTGATTTATACGTCAATAGAATATATAAAAGTCTAGATATAGAGCCGTGGGATTTATGGACTTGGCCTAGCGTGACAATTGACAATACTGCCAGAGCTTTATTCATCGAGAAAATGAGTAGTCTACCATGGAGTGTACAGGGTACTGCTCAAATATGGCTTGAAGAAGACGATGAAATAGCACACATGATAAGTTACAATGGTGGTAATGGCGGAGAAACAAGAATAAGCTACCAAGTATGTTATCATGCTTTTGAAGGTATACTGTTAGCGGATGAGAAAACCCTAGATCCATTGACTCAGGTAAATCTTAATCCTATCAATGAACCAGATCCATATACAGCATACCATCAAATGCAGTTTATTAATGTTTAATAAGAGGTTTGAATGTCAATTCACATGTATAACAACGCAACCCTTAACACTGCAAACACAAATATTAGCGGTGCTACTGGTGCGTATGTAACACTTGTTACTGGTACTAACCCAGGGACAGTAATAGATGAAATCCAGATTTCAGCAGCTGGAGTAACTACAGGCGGCGCTATCCGAATGTATGCATATAGCACTACTGGCCCAACCACAACACTGCTTGCTGAATACCCAGTAACCGCTGTTCCTACTCCTGGCGTTGCTGCAGGATCTCTCACGCCTACGTGGAAGATTACACTTAGGCCGATAAATCTGAAACTGCATACCAACCAAGAGTTACGCTTTACTACTAATAACGCTGAAACATTTCATCTAACCGCATTCTGCACAATACTGTAATATGCCTAGAGTACGCATAAGTGATGAAGAATTTGAGATAATCAGAGAACAACGTGAAGAACGGCTGCTCGATCTTAAACGTGCAGGTGGTCGTGCTAGGGGTGCTCAGATTAAAAATGCTTTTGACAGTGTAGCTGACGCAAGAGAACAGAAGCTCAAGCGTATAGCTAGAAAGGTTCGTACTACCGTGCCACCACAGAATCCTGAGTACAAGTCTAAAGGCGGCAAGGTTACAAGTCAGGAGCTAAAGAAGGTTTCTGATGAGTATAACGCTGCTACTCTGCCTAACCAACCCCGTGGATACGTGTTCGGTATGGATGAAGAAGTAACACCAATGATGGGGGAACTTCGCCCAGACATTACTTGCGAAATTAACCCAGGTAAGATTGGCATTATATCTGATGCTCACTGGCCTTTCCATGATATGTATAAGGATGGTGATGGCAAGATTAAGGGAGCATACTACACAGCAATTAGCAATCTTAAAGACTGGGGTGTCGATACTTTAGTATTGAATGGCGACATGATGGATGTTTACAATCTATCGCGTCACGAGAAGGTTGAGGCAAAACGAAACTGGGCATGGGAACTTGATGTTAGTCGTAAAATGCTAGAACATCTTAGGCAATTCTTTGGAGATAATGTACGCATTGTTTACCGAGAAGGAAACCATGAGGAACGCTTTGCTGCGTATATAGCTCGCAAGGCAGCTGAGTTTCAGGGTACGATACACCTGAATGAAATGTTACACCTTCATAAGTATGGAATTGAATGGGTAAACGAGCGAGCTAAGATGAAGGCTGGCAACATGAATATCGACCACGGTCACGAATACTTTGGTAGCGGTGGATCAGTGAACCCTGCGCGTGGTTATTTCTTAAAGGCATACGATAATCTTATTGTTGGTCACGTACACAAGACAAGTAACTCAGTAGTCCGTAAACCTATCGACGGTGAGTTCTTACAGGTTTATACTACTGGATGTTTGTGTGATCTTAACCCTCACTATGCCAGCCGTCCTGCTTGGAATCATGGCTATGGAGAATTGACTGTTGAGGATGATGGTAGCTTCGTATTTTACAACCGCATCATTATGGATGGTAAGACGATATGAGGATACCTACGTCATTCAAGCTAGGAGCTCACACTTGGAAAGTCAAGCTAGTCAAGAGTATTGGCGAGCCAGGTGAGTATGTACATGGAATCTGTTATACTACAGAGCATATCATACATATTGCTAAAACTGTAAACAGCAAAAAGGTGTCTGACGATTCTATGTTTCAGACATTTCTACATGAGTTCGTACATGCAGCACTGCACATCCTCGGCAAAGAGGATGATGAAGAACTTGCAGCAGGATTAGAGCAAATGTATTATCAGCTGTATAAGACAGCTAAGTATCCTAAGACTAGCGTCCCTGACCGCGATAAGCCTTAGTAGCTTTATTGCTAGGGGTAGGGCTATGCTTGGTGCGCTTAGATGCGCCCTGACGTGTTTTCTTAGGTTTGCCAGCAATATGAATGGGGCCCGAACCAAGCCCCGTTTTCTTTGGTTTACTCATGGATTTTGTATACCAAAAATATCTAGATTAAGAATATCCCTAGCCAAAGATCGTTGTTGCTGTACTGGATAATTTCTTTGTGAAATAGGAATTTCAAATGTTGCTCCAGTAGTAGGCTGGTACTCAGGGTTGTACACACCAGATACAATAGGTGTTTCAGCAGCAGGAGTAAGATTAGGAGCTCCAGTATACCATCCTGGAGTACCAGGAACTTTCGTAGGATTGTACCCACCACGAGCAGCCTTCTTTAGCATATCATATTCTATGAAATTCTTCATAAAATCTAAAGATGGTGCAGTTCCTTGTGCATAGTTCTGCATTGTCAAAGGATTAATGTTAGCCTTTATGAGACTTTGATACTGCATTAATTTATCCATGCTGGCGGCATCGGCAGCAGCCTGACGATTAAGAGCATCTACTGCTTGTGTTACTCCCTGACCAACTAAGTTCATACGCTGCTTAGTAAGATCACCAGCCATTTGTGCGCCCATAAGCGCTGGGTGTTGGATGTACTGTGCCATATTTACCGTTTACCGTATTTATATCCTGGGCTTAAAGGTCCAGTATAAGGTGCTTGAGGTGCACCAAAACGACCAAGCGCCTTCTGAATCATATCGTTAATTGTAGCTTCACTGTAAGGCTGATCCTGTAGCAAGTTAGCTCCCTTGCCACCCATCTGCTTGAGAAGTGCAAGTGGATCTTCCATCGCATTAGTCTGAGCCATAGTCTGCTGATATTGACCAAGCTGTCCTAGTCCACCAGCTGTAGTTCCACCAAACTTCTGCAAAGCATACGGCTGGAAGTTAGCTAGCTGCTGAGCTAAATCTGCATTGCGTACTTGCTCGGATGCTGCAAACGCTTGACCAGCTTGGGATAGTCCTGCTTGCTGAGCGGCCGCTCCCTGTTGTGCCAATGAGTTCAAAGTCTGAGTGTTGGCTTGTCCAAGGTTTGAAGCTATTCCAGCCAGTGCCGCAGGACTTCCACCAGCGGCTGCAGCCTGTTGCATAAGATTGCGATTCTGGTTGCCAAGATTCATCATGGCTGCGCTACGTGCTAAATCTGTTGTAGCCTGAGCGCCACCTAATGCAGCCGAACCAAGTGCTTGCTGTTGCTGTGATGCAAGTCGTCCTTCTGCTGTTTGCTGGCCAATAAATCTACGGGCAGCTTCTGCCGATTCTCGGTTAGCAGCAGCGCCTTCTGCACCAGTCGAGGTGTATGATGCCATCTGCTGGATTTGGGACAGCTTGTCTAATCCTTGTTGCGTTTCTGGTGATTGCAGTCCACTGCCACCACCACTGCTAATACCAAAGGCATCACCAAGTCCTTGCAATACTCCAGTAGCAAGTCCACCTAGAGGACCAATTCCAGGTATCATGGACGCACCAGCACCAAGTGCTTGCGTTAGTAGATTCCAGTCGAATGCCATATTTTACATTTCTGATATTTTGTCGTAAATTAGAACATGAAAAAAGCAAAACCTAAAAGTATCACAGAAGATGACTTGCAGGGTATGCAAATATCTTCAAGTGGAATCCGATCTACAGACAACCAAATAGTACTAGCTGTCAATAGAATCATTGACGGATTAGACATTGATTTGGATGCTTTACAGAAAGGTGCTACTGCTGGCATGCTTCTTTCTATAGATAGGCTTACCGATATAATAGGCAATGCTGCTGACGACGACATAAGAATTAAAGCCGTAAATAGCTTAACCTCGATAGCTAACCACATCATCAAACGTCGAGAGCTTCAATTGGAAGAAGGCGGATCTATTACGGTAAATGTATCCGCAACACACGTACCACCAAGATTGCCAAGCAAGGATGAATAAAAAGGTTCAGGAAATAAATATATCTGAACTAATTCAGTTCTCGCCTAAACAGCAAGAAGTATTTAACTTCATCGGTAGAAAGTCTTACATCGTAGCTGGTGGAGCCCGTGGCGGTGGTAAAACTTATCTAGTAGTGGCAATAGCAGTGCTCTGCGCTGTACTATTTCCAGGCTTGCGCATTATGATTATACGTAAGTCTCTTGATGAATTGCGTCAGCAAATCATTGAAAATGAACTACTTAAAAGATATTATCCAGGTAAGTTATTTACTTGGCGAGAAACAAAAAAGTCAGCATATTTTGCCAACGGTTCCGTTATCTATTTTAGGTCCATCGAAGAAGAAACCGATGTATCGAAACTTCAAGGTATTGAAATTGGTCTACTCATTCTTGATGAAGGAAACCAGCTAACAGAAAACGCAATCAGACGACTCTTAGGTTCTTTGCGTGACTTTGGTGATAGTGGGTTTAAGCCTACCATGATTATGACCTGTAACCCAGGCGGTACGTGTGATGGGTATGTCAAGAAGTATTGGGCTATGCCAGACTATAACAAGTGGGAACCAAAGGAGCTTGTTAAAAAAGACGAGTACGCTTACATACCATTTGGTGTGTACGATAATCCCCATGCTACTCAGGACTACATTGACTACCTAGAAACTCTTCCTGAAGATCTTCGCGCCCAGTGGCTTCTCGGCTCATGGGATGTCATGAGTGGTGCATTCTTCGGAGAATGGGACCCTAGGGTACACGTAGTTATTGACACATTTGAGATACCCAAAGACTGGGTTAGATGGAGAGCTGTTGACTTGGGGTATGGATTACACCCATCGGTGTGTCTATTTGCAGCGCAAGACCCCAAGAATGGTACAGTATATATCTACGACGAAGTATCCACTAAGGACACTACGGATATATTCATAGACATGATATTGAGTGCCAGTGGTGATGCAGACTATGCTGCTACATACTTTGACCCTAATTCTATGAAGTCGAGGCGTGGCGAAACCGCAGATGCTTTATCTCCTGCTATGATGTTTGAGCAGGCTGGAATGTATGTTCAGCCAGCTATCAATGAGCGCGTTAATGGATGGATTAATATTAAGACCTATATGTCTAATAATCCTCCGTCAAAGCCTACAAAGCTGAAAATCTTTGCTAACTGTTCTGGGCTTATTGAAACTATTCCATTGCAGAGATATGCTAATAATAAGCCAGACTTAAACACTCGTGGTCAGGATGACTATGTGGATGCTATGCGCTATCTGCTTAGCCATATACCCTATGGAGCTACCATCAATTATGATGGAACTATTGACAATTCGGAAAAAGAATTAGGGACTGACAGAAATAGGTATGCATTTTTGCAACAATCTGGGTACTCTTCTGACTTTGTGGAGTATGAAGATTTAGTCGTTTCACGTTACGCAATTTACTAGGTGAATTATGGAAAAGCCATCAATAGGCAAAGACATGCTTAAAATCACTTACAAGATTAAGCCTAAGTCTATGCGCGAAGAAAAGATGGAAGAGCCAGAAGAAGAAGAATCTTCTCCTAGTTCTATGCTTCGTCAAGCAGCTGATATGATTGATGAAGGAAACGTAGAAGAAGCATACGATATAATTGACGAAGCAGTAGCTATGTGTAAGGATATGCACAGCGAAGATTCTATGGAAGAGGAGTATGACTGAGTACACCCCATTCAGGGTATCTGAAGTACCGAACAGCGTTATAGCAAAAGATATATTCGCTGAAGAAAATCTTTCAGATGTCTACACTAGAATTTGGGAAGACATCGAAACGGCTCGCCCACTGTTTATTCAGGCATGGGATGAAGCACGTCGTAACTCAGCATTCGTTCAGGGAGATCAGTGGGATGACGAAGAGCGCGAAGCTCACTTGCGCCAGAATCGTATACCTTACGTATTCGACCAAATCTCGCCTAAAGTAAATGCTGTATTGGGAGTTCACTCAGCACGTAGAGTCGAAGCTAGTGTTATTCCTATGGAGCCAGGTGATGAGCCAACAGCATACGTAGCCAATCGACTTATCAAATGGTGCGATCAAATCAATCGCATGGATGAAGTAGAGTCTGAAGTTTTCTATGACATGATTGTTAAGAAAGCTGGATGCACTGTTACACGATGGGCTCTTACTGACGGATTATCTGGTCGTCCAGTAGTTGAAAGAATCCCAATCTATCAAATGATGTGGGATGCTAATTCGGTAGATGTCAGTCTATCAGACGCAAAGTGGATGGCACGCATTATCCCAATCTCACGCCAAGACGCTATTGAGCGCTGGCCTGAGTTTGAAGAAGCAGTTCGTAATGCAGCTGGATTTGGCAATGAGTCTACTATAGCTCGTTTTGAAATCATGACGCCACGTCAGCAGTATATGGCTGAAGCTGGTCGCGCACTGAAGGAAACCGATCTCCGTGGAGACATCATTGCAGTTGAGCATTTCGAGAAAGCACGTCAATACATTTATATTGTAGTTGACCAAATCTCAAATGAACTAACTGAATACGATGAGCAATCGCAGGCACAGAGCCATCTTGAAGGTTTGATGCAACAATACATGGAGGGCGATACAAATATGATTGATGGCGAGGGAAATGACCTCGTTTCAATTGTTACGCTTTCTAAAGACATTGTTATTCAAACCTTAATTTTTGGTGATGAGGCTGTATCCCGTGAAGTAACTGATCTACCTGACTTCCCATATCAGGTATCATTCTGTTATCATGATGACGGTGAGTACTGGTCATTTGTGGATCAATTGATTGACCCACAGATGTTCCAGAACCGTATGATTTCTGAGCTCGACAACCAGATTGGTCGTGGCAATAAGAACATCATGACTGTAATCGAAGCTAAGCTCAAGCGAGGGTTTAGCATTGAGAACCTAAACCGCGAAGCATCTAAGGTATCTCCTAAGATTCCTGTATTAGCTCACGATGCTATCAATGTAGTTCCAAACCAGCCTGCACAGTCAGACCTCGTTCCAGCTATTAGCATGGCTATTAGCCACATGACTGATATTGTTGGTGGTCGAAATGCTCTAGGCTTGCAGGAGAACGCAGCGGAATCTGGCGCAGCCGTTCGTGCTCGCCAAGAAGCAGCAGGCATGGCTCGTATGCCAGTATTTGCACACATTAATTCTTGGCGTCGCAAGGTTACCGAGATGGCGCTTTGGTATATGCGTCGTTACCTAGCACCAGAGCAGCAAATGCGAATACTAGGTGAGGACGGTAAGCCAGAATGGATACTACTTGAACAGCCTATCCTAGATTCCCTAGCCAGCGCTAGGATGGATATAGTAATCTCAGAGGCAGTAGATACCGTAACTGCGAAAGAACGTCAGTTCGTACAGGTCAAAGAGCTGTTCCAAACAATCGGACCAGCACTTCCACCTGATGTGATAATTACTACGTTGCTAGAGTACTCATCTCTTGAGCAGACTACAAAAGATAGAATCCTAGCTCTTATTCCTTCTATACAGCAATACCAGCAACAGCAGGCAGAGCAACAGAAGATGCAGAAGATGCAGCAGTCTGTTCAGGATTCTGTTATGAAGAAGCAAATGAAAGAACAACTAGAAATGCAGAATGCTGTCACCGCCACGCAGGGTTCTGCAAATCCTACTTTGGGCGGAAACCAATCTACTATGTAGATTACCTTGAGGATGTATTATGGATTCAGAATTTCTTAACCAAGAGGAAGAATACAATGAAGAAGAAGTCAACCAAGAAGGGTTCGACGAAGAAGGGTTACTAGAAGAACCCGAAGTCTTCGACGACGAAGAGCAGGCGACTGATGAACTAGATGATAATGTCGTAGATGCTCCAGATGATTTCCAACTAGCTGTACCAGTACGCCAGCTTGACGGTTCTTATGTCGAGTCAGTCTTTGACCAAGACAGTCTAACCGAGGTTGTATCTAAAGGTCAGCACTTTGACGAGCTTTTACACCAAGCTCAATACTATCAGCAACAAGCTAACCAATCTAAAGCTCTTGTTGACTTTGTAGCAAAGGATCCTTTGCTTTCACGTATGACATACATGAAGGCAAATGGTTATTCTGAGCAGGAAATTCTTAACGATCTACAACAAATTGTAAGCAACATGAATACAAACTCCAACACTGACCCATACCTAGACGAGCTTGACGATACGCAAAAGCAGATTTACATGAAGGTAAAGGAAGAAGAATCCAAGCGTATCGAACTTGAAAAACAACTTGCTTCATTGCAGAATGAACGAGTAGCAGAATCTGTAGCATCACACAACTCAAAAGTATTTGATGATGCGCTTACAGAACTCGGTCTAGATTATTCAGGTGATGCTGACATCCCTAAGATTCAAAAAGCTGTTGCGGATTTGTATCCAAATATTGATGCTCGAACATTTAAGTTTAGTAAGCAGCAAGCCCAAGCTATTCTTCGTTATGCAGGTCTGAATAAGCGTGGCTCGGCTACGAGCGCAAAGATTCAGCAAGTGAACAAAGCAAAGTCAGCTCCACGAGTTGTTGGCGGATCAAAGTCCGCTGGAACCAATAAGCGCCAAATTCAACAGAAACTTGGATATACAGTTGAGGATAGGCGAAAGGCTTTGCTAGGATTAGGATTGTAATTTAGTTATTATTTAATTAAGGAGACGCCACATGGCATATCTTAACAGCACCCGACGTGGGATTCGGACCACCCAAACGGTCAACCCACAGAATCAAAAGCCTGATGTCAGCGAACAGATTCGCACCCTCTACCCAGAGGCTACGCCAATCATTACGTTGATGGAGAAAATCTCAGCAGCAGGCCGTCCTAAGACCAAGAAGGTACAAGTACGTAAGTACTATGCTACTGACTTCTTGGATCAAATCACAGCGTCAACAGCTGGTCTTCTAGCAAACAATGAAACGCGCTTTGGTCGTTTGAGCGTAGCTCAGTCGTCGCGTCCTGGTGTAACTGGTATGCTTTACCAGCCACAGGATAAGCTCTACATTGTTGCTACAGGTCAGACAGTTGAAGTCGTGACGACTCCAGATGCGGCTTACCGTATCAATGGAACTGAAATGCAACTTTCGACAGCACTTGTAAACAATGGCGCATCGCAAACACGCACAGCGCCAGGAACAATTGTTGTTCGCGTTGTTGAGCCAGTTGCATTTGTAGCCCCAACGACATCAGATTTCTGGCATCTTGGTCGTACAATCTGGGAATCTCAGCCAATCGAGGCTTCAGGCTATCAGCGTGACGTTGTATTCGACTATAACTTCGTCGAGCACAAGGAAGCTGTTCTTGAAGTTACAGAAGATGAGCTTGAGTATGTTCAGACATACGGTTCAATGAAGGACTTCGACTTCCAAAAGCGTGAAGTTATTGAAGAGTTCAAGAAGCAAATCAACCTCACATGCTGGTATTCCGAGCGTGCTGTAAACTACGATCAGAATGGTCGTCCTACGCACCACATGCGTGGCGTTCTCAATGCTATCCGCACGAACGTAACGGTATACAACCCAGCTCAAGCAGGTCTTGATTTCGAGAACCTCGTTAGCGAGTTCATGTACAAGCAAGCATTCCTTCATCAAGGTGCTAAGCGCAAGTGGGCTTTCGTAGGCGCAGACTTCCTGAATAACTTTAACAAGGCATTCCGCGAGTATCGTCGTTCTGACCTTAATGTTTCTAAGCAGACACCAGGTCTCAACATCACGACGTATGAGTGGATGGGCTATACGCTTGATCTTATCCGCAACGAGACATTCCGTCTTGGAACTCCGCAATCACACTGGTGCTGCGTTATCGACCCAGAGCAAATTGACTACCACGTAGCGAAGAACTACGATGTACGCGAATACTCGAACAACAACGAGCGCGACAAGAAGCTCATGGTTGAATGGTCTGGCACGCTGTCCTTCCACCTCGAAGAGCATCACGCCCTTCTCCGTACCGCCTAATTAATTAACGAAATAAAGGAAGACCACAATGCGTTATATCGCTATTGATGACAGCTTGACCCTCCTCGCAGCCAGTGGGAAGATCAAGTATCAGTTTAAGAATGGCGTGCTTCAAGTAGGCACGGCCACTGGAACTGGCGCTGGAAACGAAATCGTTCCAGATCTTGCAGGAACAGACCTAGATTCAAAGATGCAGACGCTCTACCCTGCTGGAGCTACAGATCTTGCTAAGGTAGGTTTGGATGAAATCTTCTTCCAAGCACCTCCTATTGTAGCAGCTGGAACACTTGCATCTGGTAGCTATTACACACTGCTTAGTGGAACAGCAGATTTGACGGGCGCTAACTATGCTGGAAAGTACACGCTTGTACTTCCATCACAAGTGCCTTCGCTCGATCTTGCTGATTTCCCACTTGGCTTTGTGATTAAGGCTACAGCAGCAATAACAGTACCTGCTGGTGATGCTACATGGGCTCTGTCTCTGACGCCACGCTATCTTGATGACCAAGAGCACAACTTGCGCTCAGAAGCCTTTATCATGAATGAACTCACAACATTCAAGGATGAAAGCTCATGGAATGCCAAGACATACAGTGCTCGCACAAAGGACCCTAAGTACGTTCGCTAATCTAAATAGGGGGTTGGTATTTGCCAGCCCCCTTTCTTTGTTTAATCTTTTTACTTTGAAGAACAACTATGGATCTGAATCAAAAGAAATCAAAGGCTGCTAAGTCATATCTACAAAAAGGTGAGGAAGAGAAAGAACTTCTTCCAGTCCAAAATGTATATGACCAAGTAGACTTACCACAGGCTTCACTAGATAATGAAGCTGAACTTTTTATTAGTCGTCACCGAGGATTGTGTCTACGCGGAGTTATGGTTGAAGAACCAAGTCAGCCAGGATATTATTCTCAAACGACAATTACTTTTCGTGACGGGAAGTTTAGGGCTGCGGATGAAAATGTAGTCGCTGCCCTCAAGAAGCACATGAACTTTGGTGGTACGTATTCAAAGGATTTCTCTGACATCCCATCGAATGCACGAGCCGCTTTGTTTTATGCTGGAAATCTTCCTGAAGAACTTCAAAAGCAAGATCGTATCGAGTCAGAACAACTGACGAGAGATAAAGAACAATACGAAGACCCATTTAGGATTGCACGATGAATACCATATTTAGCTTTGAAGAGTTCATGGGTGGGATTCCCGTGAAGAGTTCCCAAGCAACCAAGGACACGGTAGATGGTAAGGCATTTCGTCTTGGATACCAGTCTGCAAAACTTGAGAATGAACGGACAAAGCTGAATGAAGAAAAGATTCTATTCGAGCAACAGAAGGCAGCTGTGATTCAGCAACTTCTTAGCGCCCAAGCTCAAGCAGCATCTATGATGGGAGCAGCCGCAGGAGCTACAGCTGGTGTCTCAGCAGGTCTTGGTATGGGTGGTGTTCCTGTAGGACCAGGCGGAGAGATTGGAATGCCTCCTATGGGTGGAGCACCTACGGATATGGGTATGGGTGGTATGCCTCCTGCACCTATGACTAGCGCTCCTATGGGTGGCGGTATGCCTCCTATGGAACCACCAATGGGTGGTATGCCTCCAATGATGTAATAGACATACATAAGATTACAGCCGTCGGGCCTCTGCGCAAGCACGCTATCTTACGACGGCTTTTTCTTTTTAGGGGTTGCCTTTCTGTTTGAGTAATTTAAGTCTATGCCAACAGCAGCCCAAATGAGAAGCAAGCTCAGAGCAGTTCTTGACGATGAAACATCGCTCTGGAAGCAAGGAACTATGTGGACGGATGCACAGCTTGACGCGGCACTAGACGCTGCTCAGTTTGCATTTGTGCGTTATTGTTATTTGAAGAAACAGTGGCATTTAATATCGCAACTGTTTACCAATGTTTATGGCTTGTCTCCCGTTACGTTGCCTGCCAACTATATGTTTTATGCATCGGCTACAATTGATAACGACGGAGTAAATTACCCTGCCGTGTTATACATTGGCTGGTCTGGAAGTCTGTTTGACACCGACCCAGTACGCTATGTGTCATATATTAAAAATACGACCGTAGAATTTAAGATGGGTCTGACTCCAGTTTATGGAACTCTGTATTACTACAGACTTCCTACTAAGATTACTGGAGTTTCTAATCACACTGAAATGATTGATCCTTGCTATGATGCTATAGTGTATCATGCATTAGCGATACTGCAGCAAAAAGACTGGGGTCAATGTCAGCGTGCTCTGAAGAATATGCAGGCAGTATTGACTCCGCTGTTAAGCGAGCCAGTTGAAATGTATCCTATGAATCTCAATCAGAATACTGACGCATGACAGTAACAAATGGAATAGATTTCGTAAGGAATATTCTGGATGAACCTAAGTACGAATACTTTGGTTCTAGCACAGACTTGGATACAATCTTCCGAGATGCCTTACGTGAAGCAGCTACAATTGTAGCGCGTGAGTGCTGGTATCGTGGTGAGAAGGAAGCTCTTAGGCCACAATGGGCTGAGACAGTTTTGACATTAGATGCAAATCAGATGGGTGTGATGCCAGCTCCATTTCTGTTTATTGAATCTGTCCGTTCTAACTATCAGATTCAGTCTAACAAGCAATGGCCACATAAATATGTATCGCCTGCCGTATTCTCACGTCGTCGTCATAGAACACCATTTGAGACTGCATCAGGAAATCAGTTCAATGGTAGAAACAGATTCTTAGGACGGGCTGAGTATACAATCATTGGTAGTAATATCTATGCTACCAGTAATACACTTTCAGTTACACCAAACAAAAACATCACCGTAAGCTATATCACAGTACCAACCATACCGTTTCAATCAGCAAACCAATTGCCTCTTGCTGATTATATGCATCCAGTTATCTGTGATAAGGCGGCTGAAATCCTTTATCGCAAGGAGCATCCTGGCGATGACCGTCAAGTTATTGGTGGTATTATTGATGTCGAAGCAGCGCTTTACAAATCAATGAGGGATCAGAAGCAATGATAGCTATATCCTCAATGACGCTTAGTGATGCAGTGACAGCTATGGAAATGCGTATAGCTGATTACATGACGCCATATAATTCTGACTGGCAGACCCTAGCTCAGTATGTACGTGATGCACGTCGCGACCTTTTTAATAGGACGAACGCTTACAAAGAATGGTCATATCAGGCAACCATTAGTGTAACTCACTTGCAGAGTCTACCTCAAAACTTCATACGTCCTGTGCGCCTAACAACCGCACTCCCTGGTGCAGACCCTACATTGGGTGTTCGCTATGAAGCTCGTATGGCAGATCCTCGTGAATGGCGTTCCTTGACTAATACAGCTAGGCCAATCAGTTTTACTAAAGGCTGGGTGAAGACTGGCGTTTATATGGTATGGGCTAACTCTGTCGATGGATTGAATTGGGCTGCTAACAATCTTGCAATATGGATTTACCCTAACAATCTTGTCGGTCAACTAGATTACGTTGCATCTTTCGGTGATGCTGACTTAAATACTTACACCAGTACAGTTAAGGTTCCAGTCGAGTTGGAAGGCTTGCTTATTGATATGGCAATAAGTAGATTCCTAGATGATGTTGCAGATCCACAAAGAATGGTTACGGCTGCGCAGGAAGTGGCTCAGAAGGTCTATCAGTATCAGGCTACACAGGTTGCGGCATCTCAGGCAGTAGCTGTCAGCGCTCAGGCTATTCCTAATCCTGAGCCAGCTATCGTAAGAACTAAGCCTCAGACACCAGGAGGTCTACTCTAATGCCATATACAATGCAAACCTACGCTACCGAAGTCATGCATAGACTTAACCGCTACGATGTAGCTAAGTCTGTTGACGTAGGTATGCTTGAGAACATTATCAACCAAGCACGCTTTGACGTGCAGATGGCTACGTTACAAGCTGTACCTGAACGCTATGCTCGTATTCATATTCCAACAGCAGCCCCAACTGTATCATGGGTAGACTCTGCCAGAATGTTTGAATACGATACTAATACAAACGCAGCAAGAACGCTTGTTAATCAAGTTTTCGTTCTAAATCTACCAGAAGACTTCATAACTGATGTAACAGTTTCAGTTCTTACAGAAGACAACTGGTGGCCAGCTCGTGCTGTATCTAAGCGTGACTTGTATACCGTGCTAACAAAATCATTCTCCAAGCCATCTCCACGCAACCCAGTATACTGCATTGAGAAGCTCGTTGGCAACTTACAAACAAGGTTGCTTGTAAGTATCGGCACTGATGTTCTAGCCGCAGAAAAAGTCGAAATATGGTATTTGGCAAAGTTGCCATGGCTTCAGATTGAAAACACTACTGGAACATCTGACCCTGAAGTTCGTATTGGTTATGACTTGGAAGAACTTGTTGTTCTTATTTCTTGTCTAAAAACAATGGAAACTTTAGGATTGCCTGCATCGAATGTATTAATACGGCAAGATATTGAAATGATGATTGCTTCTCTGCAACGTCAGTATGAGGCAGAGATTGATCGTAGTAGGCTTCTTGTCGAAGCTCGTGAATCCGTTATACCTAATGTACCTATAATTGACGCAAGTGCTGTGAGGGCCTAATGACTACGTGGAAAGAACTATACGACGATTTGTTGCAGGAGCTTGCTCTTTATCAAGAAGAGCTAAAGATGACTCCACAGCAAGGCATGAGGTATCTTACTCGTGCGGTATCTGAGTTCCAAAGACTAACTGCTATAGCTGAAGATACAAAGGTGGTTGTTACAGCAGGAGACTTAACACAGACAACAATCCCATATCCAGTCAGCAATGACATATTGGAGATTATTGAAGTTCTGGATAGCAATGGATACGTCATGCTGCCAGTATCGTACCAGCAGTACAACGACATTATTGAGCGTAGAGCAGCAGGACCTGTTGGGTTTAACGAGAATCCAGCACACTTTTCCCGTGTGCGTACTAGACCCACTATCATGGATGAGCGATGGCAGTTGAATGCAGATCGAGGCATGGCTCGTATTTGCACTATATTCGCAGACCAGATGTTTCGCTATCCATCTACAGGAGCTTCTCTTGCTACTACGGTTCCTGCCAACGGTACTAATATATTGGCGGCAGGTTCTTACTATCGTGTATCAGCAGGAACCCCTGCACTGAATGCAGCACCATACACTGGAAACTATACTATTGTAGCTCCAGTGCCTAACCCTACAAACCTAGCAGCTGTTCCAGTAGGAACGGTAATACTTGTCAATACAGCTATTACCACGCCCAACACACCTGGGGTTGTATGGCAGCCAGTAACGCTAACTAATGATGCTTGGTTTACAATCAAGTATAAACCACAATATGACATCTATTCATCTGTATCTCCACAGTGGACAGCGTGGTGGGCAAGCGAAGCAGCATTTGAAACTAACTTTGCTACATTGACTCCACCACTACAGCTAACCAAGTGGGCTCCTGCGTTTGTATCTTATGCAGCAGGACAGTACTTACGCTCACAGAATGTTCTTTCTGGACAACAACCACTGTGGCAACAGTATGACCAAGAGTTCCGCCAGTATGTTGAGCAGGCAATTATGCTCAAGCCAGTCCTATCACACGAACTTTCATCTCCGTACAACATTAGCCCATATAGCAACTAATGGAATACCAAAAGACCAACGTCAATTCTTTTTTAGGACTAGACAATAACTTACGTCCTGAACTAATTAAGAATGAAGAAGCATCAGACATTGAGAATCTTCGCTTTGAAAAGCTGGGCTACCTAGTTAACCGCAATGGTGTTGCTGGAAAGTCTATCTTAATGGAACGCTATCTAAACATAGCTGACATTAAGGGAACCTTCTGGTCAATTGGTGCTATGGGTTTGACTGAGTATGTTATTGAAAAGCCATGGGGATTTGGTTCTGGAACAATCTCGTGGCCACCATACGATGATAGTACGCTTAATGCATTTACACAAAGCATTGTCGGTCCTAAGCATACCGATAGATTTATGGTATATGCGTTGCGTATTCCTGCTAAAAAGGTAGCTGCGTCCAATCCTACTACTGACGCCAATAATGAGGGAGCAAAATTAGTATCTGGTTTTGAGGATACTACAATCAATAGGTATACATGGCGCTACAAGGCAGCTTATATCTTGGTCCCACTGACTGGTCCTGATAACTTCAAGGATCAATTTGCATTTGCTCCTAATGGTAATGTTCTTAATGCTGTAAACTATGAGGTAAGAGACAATACTCTTCCAACGCTGTATTCAACAATTGGTGCTCGTACAATCAATCGGGCTGATGACAAGCCAAGCAAGTTGCAAATCTACGCACCTTCTCGATGGCTTGGGGTACACAATACATTCTCTGACGGTAACATACCTAAAGATCTAAACTGGATTGAACACTATGTTACCATGCAGCAGTACAGGGATTCTATAGTCATATCCGATATGACCAATGGGGACATGTATCTTGTTGATGAATATTCTGAATCAGAGTATACTGAAACAAAGAAGCATAGGTTCTCGTTGCGTGAAAATACCTTGGCTAAGTTTGATGTAGACGATGTAGTTATTGACTTTGGCATTGGTGGATTAAACTTCAATGAGAAGGGTGTTGAAGCGCCAATGGCTTTGTATAAGTTCTATTTACAACGGAATAGACTTGAGGCAAGCCAAGATAATTACACCCCATATTATGCAAACTATGATGAGAGTCCACAAGTAAAGAAGTATCAGAATGAAGTTCGTGCTTGGGTAACACCAAGGGAGACATCAGCTTTTATCACCAGTGAGTTTATTACAGTAACTGGATTTGGTCAAGCCTTTATTTCTGGCATAACCATTAATGACCAAACAAATTTCATCTTTACAAATAACTCTGAAGCAGACGAGTACAACGACTTGTTCGCTTCTTTGACACTCAAGAATCCAGATATTAAAGAAGATGACCAAGTTTCTTCTGATGTATACCTTTGGAAAGATCAGAAGATTACATACTACCCAGTATCAGGTACGGTATCTGGTAGATACTTATTGACGTCGCTTGACCGTGTATGGAATAAGACATCAAGTGCAGGAACAAAACTTATCAAGTTGAAGACTCACACAGGAGTTGAACAGGAAGTTCCTCTTGGTGTGTGGCGGTATAGATTCGTCTGGTATATGGGTAATGGAGAATATAGTGCTCCATCATCTGAATTGATTGTGCCAGATATGTTGTTCAGTGGTATTAAAGATTCTGACATAACAACATCTCTAGGATCTTACAAGAGACCATTTGGAACTTCTTCATTCAATGAAGCAGAACAGACAAGTTTAACTTTATCAAATACATACTTTGTCAATACATCGCCAAGGATGCAAGGAGTTTCAATATTTGATTCTTCAGGAGCACTAACGCCATACGGACAGAATTTTCTAAAGTTAAAAACTATATTGTTTGATGCAAGTCATACATTCTCAGCTAGGTATGCAAGCACTTCGGGAGCTTCTTGGCCAACTAACTGGACTACTGAATCTAACTTAGCTAAAGGTCAGCTAAGTGTCGTATGTACAACATACTGGGTCAATGATTATGCAGTTCTTTCTGGGACTCAAGTAGAGTTAGCTGATACAGAAGTAGAAGTAGAAGATAAAGGTAATGGTCGTTGGCAGTATAAAAACACACAGTCGTACAAAACAAATACAGTGTCAATGCGAGTGCCTTTGTTCGCCAACGAAGGTAATGGATCGCATACATATAACAGTGTGTTTAGTAACTATGGCGTTCTTAGAACGTCGTACCAAAATGTAGCTAGAAATTCTGCTTCAGTTTATTACGATAATAATAACCCAGCTGGATTTTACCCTGCATATCAAGTCATATTCCAAGGCGCAATCAGGTTTGGAATAGATACGAGTGATCCAGCTGCTAATTCTGGCAGGGGCTGGGTTATTAATGATGTCATTAAAAAGGGGCAGAGTGTTTGGTTTAATCCAGTTCCATTCCAAGGTGGATTTATCTTGGTGCCAACTCCTATGCTTATGACGGTTGAAAGGAATAACTGGCCTGATGATGATGCTAGTGTATTCCCTCCATACAAGCCATGGGAATTCCGCAACATGACTGTAGTGCGCGGTGTTAAGAAAGAGTCTGATAGATTGCTTTATCTTAAACCATCTATACCAGCGGAAGTAACATCAAGAATAGCTTTATCTGGTACAGGTCAAATACAACTATGTGATTTTGGTGATGTTGGAACTTGGACATTCCAACAACAAATCTATAACTATACACCACAAAACTATACTGACAAATTAGTTAGAGGTAATGCTAGGGCATATCAAGATGCTTATCCATTTGCAGGTGCTAGTCAAGAAACATATTCTTTTGGAGCTTTGGCGAATGGAGTTCAAACTAACAACTATTCTAATTGGATTTATTCTAGTTCCCTTGGTACTCCTGATACTAAAATTAGATTCAAAAATCTCCGTGTAATTCTATCTGGTGTTGGTGAACGTCTGACAATACCAGAGCAACTTTCTATGTATGTCCCAGCTTCACTTCTTTTTGAAGCTCCACATGTAAAGATTGTTGTTCCATCTAATCGTATCCCACGTCGTGCACGCCAGTTGCTTATCTTCCGAACTCGTGCAAGTCATGATAATGCATGGCAACCGCATGAATACGGTCTCGTTAAAGCAGTCGATATAGTTCGTGACGGAACAACTGGTAATCCAGTAGATTCAAAAGTTGAGTTTCTTGATGACGTAAAGAGTAGCGAGCTTGACTATTCTTATAGTGTACCTGACTATGATGGTTTTACAAATCCTCTCAAGTCTAGGTTCTGCCTTCCTTTGAATGAGCGTGTATTCTATGCGAACATCAAGGAAGCGTACAAGCCACACTCACCAAGAAATGCAGTTAAGATTGAGACTACAAATCCATCTGATGCTACCGTAACTGCACACAAGAATCTTAATGTAGGTACGAACATTGAGCTTGAAAGACTGTGGTCATATAGACTTGTCGTCGATGGTGCAGCGCCAACTAATATTCCGCATAGATACCTATACTACTTTACTGCATATAACGACCAAGCTCGATCATACTCATTGGCATCTTATTCAGGACAGATAGATCGCACAGCTGCGCTCAATAATAAAGTTGTGATGTTTGGTTTGCCTTCGGCTTATGATCCTGCAATCGAGCAGTTGAATATTTATAGGTTGAATACGCCAGCACCTTTGCCTACAGTAGCTTTTACTGGTAGGAAGTCAACAAACACCGCAACAGTTGGCAATGTATACTTTGTAGCTCAGGGCGTTGTAGAATACAATGGAGTAATCTACTATCCCAACTCAGTCATTCAGGCATTCCATGGTGGTGACGTAGGATATGACGGTACAAGAATGAATTTCTTCTGGAACTATTTTGACACACCAGCGCCAGCGCTAGACCGTGGTCTTGCTAGTTCTTACTGCCAGCCAATTATCCTTGATATTACGGGGCGCTATGATGAAGGATCTGGTCCTCAATGGATTGAAAAGATAGGAACAATTAAACCAGAGGACGAAGGTATATTCTACGATAATGATCTTCCATCTATTGGCAGGCTGCCTATTAAGCAGTTATTCCAGAACGAAGATGACATGCCAGCAGGACTCCGCTGGTCAGAGCCATATCAGCCAAACAAGATTAAGTTGCCATCACTGATGGAAGTTCGTGCAGGCGACGGAGACCAGATTACTGGACTAGCCATGCTTTATGGCAACTTGATTGTCTTAAAGGAGCGAAGCATCCACAGGTTGGCAGTACAAGGATCTCAAGTTCCAATCTCGCGTGTTGACGAAATATCAAACAACGTAGGCTGTATTGCTCCGAATACAGTTATCACTGTAAACAATACACTTTACTTCCTATCGTGGGCAGGTTTCTACAAGTATGATAACAATGTTCTGTCGAAGGTAGATGGTAAGTTTTCAGAAGAACTGCAACTTCGTTTACGCTCAGCGCAAAACGGAGTCATGAATCCAGCTATCCGTGACGCATCTTGTGGTTGGAATCCTACATACCGTGAGTTGTACCTGACAATTCCAGTCATGACTACATCAAGTAACGAAGGAAATTCTGAAGGAACTAACACATCTGGAATAACTATTACAGATAATAAGGGTCTTCGTCAGCTACGTGGAATTACCTATGCTATCAATATAGATACTGGATTAGCTACCAAGTATCGCTATATGGATGATGCAGTATACTTTACTGATCCAGCAACATGGATGCAGCAGTTATATTCAGTAGCTCCAACCCAAAGAGCACCAAGGGTTTACAGCCGTCTGTACTATACGAATACATTAGGCCAACTCCGTTCTGCTGAGGCACTTACACCACGTACAAAGAACTACCTTCTGCCTTTTGTACCATCGGCAGCTGAAGCGTCAATGGAGTTTATGCGTATATCTATGTTTATTGAATCACCGACTAAGGTTGACAATAATCTAGATAAGCCGAATGACGACTACTTGATGTTCACGTATAATCCTATCTCACTGACATACCAGATTACACCAGTAACAAAATTTGTCCGCGTGTTCTGGAGCTCAAAGGATTGGACAGCAGAAGACAAGACTGTACTCAAGCGTATTCGTAAGGTCTTTGCTTACATAGCTGCATCTGACGACCCAGTAATCCTACGTGGAGTTGTCCATACAAGTCCAATGGGTGAGACGGCTACGACAGATACAGCATGGCAGTATGGCTACGTAGATACTCGACCTAGTTCGCCTAGAGCTAACTACAGCGTGACAGGCGAAATCATGGCAGTGCCTACGGAATCAGCTGGACAGACAAGTTCTCCTAGCCAAAACCGTGGTGAACGCCATACGTTTAATGTGGAAGGTTCTGGTTCGTTCCAGATGGAATATTTCGGATTCTATTGGAAACCAATAAACCAGTACGAGCGCTGAGGTTTTGACTATATAAAATCCGTATTTTGCTCCCTATACAATCGGAGCCTAATATGGATATAGGTCAAGCCTTAGCTATGATGCAGTATGCAAATCAAATGCAAGATTATGCATCACAGCAGCGCAAGCAACCTAATGTAGACTGGTCACAAATAGCAACTCAGTTTACACCACAAGCAGAAGAACAAGCATATACGCTATCACCATTGGCGGCACAGGCATCTACTGGTCCTGCATTGCCTTATGGTGCTATGCCTACTTATGCAGCACCTGAAGTAGTAGCTGACGTACCTCGTGCAACTATGGGATATATGCCACAGGAAGCAAGCCCAGCATTTGCCGAACTCTATGGAGCGCCACCTACGCCTGATACTCAGCAGATGTTCGCATATAATCCGCAGGCTATGGCAGGTGTATCGGGTGGTATGCCATCTTTTGAGCAACCTGTTCCGCAGCAAGCGCAGGTATTCAAGATGCCTCCTATCCCAATTCGCGGTGCAATGCAACAGCCAGTAGAAGAGCCGATGGCTTTCTCGCCTCGTCCTCCGCAGGGCATGACTGATGCTGCCCCGTTTATGACTATGCCAGTTATGCCAGGTCAGGAATTGGCTATGGCAGAGCAACCAGTTGAGACCCCAGCTAAAGTCGAAGAAACTCCAGAACAGCAACAGAAACGTATCGCTGAAGAACAGGCTAAGGCATGGCGTCCTGGCAATGCATTTGAAGTCAATATCAATAATATTCCATACGTTATAGAACAATATGGAACACGACCTGGACTTGATCGTAAGAATAATCCAGAAGCTATATCTATACGAAACCCTCAAACTAATCGCGTAATAAGTATTGATCCTACAAACCAATACTACAACCAGATTATTGAAGAGTTTGATAATCGTATTTCTAAAGCTAGTTCATCGGAAGAGATGAAGGACTACGGTCATAGCGTACTTGTCGATGGTAGATGGTTGCCAGCAAAATTTGTTGGCGACCCAAATACTGGTATTCAGAGAATGGTATACAAAGACCCAGATCTTGGAGATGTAGTATATCAGAATCTATCAGAATTGCAGTATGACCCTAACAATCCAGACGAAGGTAATTACCGTCCACCAGTAACTACTACAGGGGACCCTATGTCTGAACTTAGGGAAGCACAACAATCACGTCGTGCATTCTTAAAGCCTAAACTCGAATCTGTATATGGCGCGGCAAGGGATGTAACTACAACAGCTCCGATAGCAGAAGTTAAGCAGAACATAGTAATTCAGTCAACTAATCCAGTTGATACTGGGAAAGAATCTATTCCTTCTATTAACTGGGGATATAAAACACAGGATGGTATTATCAGTTTAGATGAAGCCGAGAAAAGAGGCATTGTTCCTTCTGGAACTTTAGCATCGGTTCAGGCATCTGAAAAAGAATTAAAGAATACTGTACGTCAGCAAGCACTAGCTATGTCTGGTTATCAAGAAGTAGAACCTCAAGGCATGCGTGATGCGCAATTATCTAGGATAGAAGAAAGTCTTACTGCTATTCAGGCTGAACTTGATAACGTAGACTCGCCTCCTACGGCTGAAAGAATCACAGAGCTTAATAGAACTAAGGCAGATTTACAAAGCACAAGAGATAGACTTCTTGCAAGCACAGCATCTGCAACTCGTGGCCCTGGCGGTACAACTATTATTGAAGGCGGTGCTACACAACGAGCCTTTACACTTGACCCTAATACAGTGCAAGGTGCTCTAGCTATTATGTTCGGAGCAGGTGTAGGAACTCCTGGAAAAGATGAAGTTACTGTTCAACCAACTATGGATGATTACGCAGCCTTAGTTGTAGATAGCGCATCAAAGAAATTTACGGAACCTGTTAGACTCAGAACCCAGCAAGCATACAAGACTGGAGTAGGAGCTTTATCTTCTAGGCTTCAACAAATTGAAAGCGATGCTGTTGATGAGCTTGGAGATCAGGCATATAAGGTTATGGATATGCCAGCGAAATTCGATTACTTCGATTATGATAGTAGGTCATGGCAGTCCTTCGACGGAACTCTTAATGAAGCTATAGATAATTTTACGTTAGCTGATAAAGCATATAAGAGCAATCCGAACTCTATGAATAAGTCGCTTTTGCTTGCAGCGGCTAAACCACTATCTGGTAAAATCTCAATAGAAGGAATTGGGACTTACGACCCATCGACAGCAGAACAGATAGCACTCGCTAATGCACCATCTATGATGCAGGCGCAACCAGTTACAGACTACTCAATCCCTGGTAGGACTGCTACAGTATCAGCTCAGGCTGAAATCAAAGCCGCTCCTGTAGATGTTACACGGGATGCTAGAGAAAGGACAGATACAACTGCATCTGTTCCTGTATATCCTTATATTTATGTAGGTGGTGCAGTCAATGACGCAGGTTCATACAAGAAATATGATGGGTCATTTAATGTATATGAACAAATAAATACCACTCCACAGAATTATGATGTGCAAGTAGGATTGAGAACTCCTGCGAAAGCTAGGGGAACTGCACAGGACATGGTTGCTAGATCAATGCTGAAAGACAATGGTGTAGCTGAAGGGCAAGAAGTACAGGCCGTAACACAGTCGATAGATAAATTCAATCAGGAGATTGTAAAGCCTGAAGCTCGTGCAGCAAGAGGAGTCTTTGCTCAAATCTTCTATAGCGGTCTTGAAAAATTAGGATATAACATATCTCGTGCAAATGGATATAGTGGATTTGAATCTATGCTGAATGATATTTACCTTGCTGCTCAACGTAGCCCAGAAGAAGGTAAGAATGCTTTGGATAGATTTATGAAATCAAACTTCCTTGATAATACATCAAATTCTGGGGCAAGAAATGCTAGAGCAGATTTGTATCGCACGTCATTAGTGCAATCAATTATACAAAGTTTTAGGGGACCTACTGCGGATACTGTTCAAGGTTCGTACAGTGGTAACTTAACTGCGATACCAGGCAAAGCAAAGATTCAACTGTTTGACCAAATAGTAGAATCTGGTTACGAGCTTGGTCGTTTGTTCTATGAAGCTGGTAGGAACAGATCATCATTTACCAATGACAACTACAAGAAGATTACTTGGATTATTAATCCATTCGATACTACAACAACAAATCAATCTGTTGTTACAATGCCAACAGTACTAAGAAGCGAAACTGCAAATCCAGCACTAATTAATTATGCTACTCAGCAAGGAATATCTGGCGGCACGTCAGAAGGTTCAGCTAGAACATTACCAATGAACAGCGATCCAACTCTACCAGTTTTGCTGAGAGATGTAAGTAGTCTTGTTGGTAACTACATGCAACCACTCTATGACTTCTGGAAAAAAGCAGATGATGCAATAGTAAGCAGAGCTCGTGCGAACCACAGGGAAAACATGTGGGAAAATGCAACGGGTATTAGAACTACAGAAGATAGGAAAACACGATTTAATGAAGGAAGCCAAAAGGTTGTTTCTCAGTCATCAATTGATGCATTGATTCTTGGCTCTGTATTTCCTCAAAATCGTGTAAGAATATCCAGAAGGAGTATTGGCGATTCTACTCCTTGGCCTAGATTGAATCCATAACAGAGGTAAATAATGCCAACTAAAATGAATTGGTTGAACATTGTCGATGACAATGAATCTAAAAAAAAGCCAGATTTAAGTTCATGGGATTATTATACCTGGGCTGGACCGAATGACTGGGAATCTAGGCGTCTTGGTATAGCTAGACAGCCTGTATACATGTCACCTGAAGAAGCTCGTAGTATTGATGAATATGAAAGAGGTCCTTCTCCTAGATACGATCAATACGGATATGAAAAAGCTCAGAGAATAGGTGGCGAAGAAAGAGAACCAACCATAGGTGAGAAGTTTGCTCAGTACATTGGCAGTGCATTTGACAATGTTATGAAAGCCGAGGGAGCTCGCTATGGTGTTCGAGCTGAGGACTATGCTAAAAAGCCATCTGAGTTTGGAGCCACTGGTGACTTCTTGCGTGCGGCTGGATATTCTATACCGCAGACAATAGCAGATGTTGGTGGTGCTGTCGCTGACTATGTTACTGGAAATACAGACAAGGGTCAGAACTATCTCATCAAAGGTAATCGTCCTGAAGACTATGCCGAATATGGTGGTGTAGCTCAGACTCTTGGATCAATTGCACCTGACATCGGACTAGCTATTGCAACATACGGTGGCTCTATGGCTGCACAGAGTGCTATGGCTGGCTCTAAAATCAATGCACTCTCAAGGCTAGGTAGGTTTGCTATGGGTGCTGAAGGCGCTGCGCCTACTGCTATTAAAGCATTTGGTCGTGCTGTTACTCCAGCTGCACTTCGTGGTGAGCGTGTAGCAGCTACATTGGCAGGAGCAGTTCCTACTGCACTGAATGTAGCTCCTGAAGTTGTATCAGGAAGAATGTCTGGAGTTGAGGCAGGATTGCAAACTGCACTCGGTGGACTGGGCGGTACTCTTGCGGCAGGTCAATGGGGTGGAGGACGACTTGTCAATGTTCTATCTGACATGGCAGTTAATGTAGGAACTCAAGGTGCTGCAGAAGCTGTAACACTTCTTCCAGGTGGTGCTGAGTTTGACCCGACACAAGCATGGAAGAATATGCTCTATGGTGCAGGACTTGGTACGGCATTCGGCCTCATGAACAGTGGCAAGATTCAAGGACCTGGTGAGCGTGCTGTATTCGGTCGTAAGGTGGAGCCAGCTCCTACTCCAGTAGAAGCTGCAGGCTTTACTTCTAAACCAGTAGACATTGCACGTCAAACAGAGTCTATGTTGTTCGGTGGTGAGCCTACTCTCAGACCAGATGCTACGCCAGAAGAAGCAGCACAAGCTATGCAGCAGATGCGTGCTCGCTCAGGTGCTGAATTGCAGACTTTGCAGATGGATGAGCAAGGAAATGTAAGGTCTCTTTCTGACGCATACCTGCGCGGTGAAGCTCAGCAACTATATCCAAATGTTCCAGAGTCTGTGCTTGATAACGCGGCTACAACGGAACGTCAGGTGTACGCTCAGACACTTGCTGCTAAGTACGCATCTAATCCAGAAGTTCTTATCCGTGCTCTTGATCTTGATGTTAAGCCAGGCGAGCTTACACCTGAGAATGCAACTCAAGTGTTGGCAAGCCGTATAGAAAACGAGTGGCTTGTTCAGGCATCAAATGGCAAGGGACTTGGTAACGTAGAGCAAAGGCTTACAGCGGTAGGTCTCGAAGGTGTTAAGTCTACGGCAGATGTAAATGCTCCAGTTACTGGTGCAGTGCGCATGCCTGATGGAACTATCCAAGCTCCTCGATCGAGTGCTCCTACTCCAGCCGAACAATACGAAATTGCAAATGCTGGAGCAATCATACCACGTCCTGCTTCTGGAACTACGGTATATCAGCCAACACCTAGAGGTGTCGAGCCTTACAATCCACAGGGATACCAGCCTACGCCAGTAGAAAACATCCCAGGTGAGAGAGTTAGTGCATACAGAACACCTGAAGGAACATGGGCTGCAGGTCCAGCAGGTCCGCGCTACTTACCAGCAGAATACAATGAGCCAGTAACTGGAGTTGCATCTCAACGTATATCACGTCTTCCAGCTACAGCTACGTTCTTCCCAGATCCTAACCTATACCGCTTTGAGTCTACGCAAATGGGTCAGATTCCTGTGCGTACTGAGTATACTCCTGGTCAACCTATGGAGATGCCAGCACAGGCAAGACTTGCGCAGATGCTTGAGCAAGATCCGCAAGCTCGCGGTCAGTTGGATCAGGCAGAAACATTATCAGAACTAACTGGTATTCCAGTAGAAGAAATCCTACCTGAAGGTTCTCCAATTAAGGATGCTTATGTAGCAACCAAGCAGGAAGAGACAACTACTCCACAAACACCTGAGACAGTAGCCCAATCAGAGGGAGCTATCGCAGGAGAAGATGTTCTTGTTTCTCCTGATGCTAGTGGTGAAGTTAAGAAGAAGAAGCGTAAGCGTATCGTTCGTGAAGCTGCCAAGACTGAAGTAGAAGCTACAGCTGCGGAGTCAATCGTAGAGCAAGTACCAGATACGACGGTAGCTACAATCACAGCATCACCATCTACTGACCCTGCTCAGTCAATCGCTGTAAAGTTCGGAACTAAGATTGCTCAGGTTGTAGATAATTTCAATCTGCTATCACAATCTACCCGTGGCAAGAAGCGTTATGTGGAAGCTGCAGCAGAAAGGTTGAATGAGTTCTTGCGTGGAGATGGAGCTGTAACGACTATCCGTAAGCCGTCTGGCGGTGGCAAGCACTCAATGTTTGAACAGATGCTTGCTGACCTCAGCGATATGACTGTCAAGGAGTTCCGTAAAGCTGTGACCAATGGCGTTACATCTTTTGCAGATGGTAAGATTTCGATTACCAAGTTGCAGTTGCCTTTGACTTATGATGCCATGGTATCTGTACCAGAGAAGTCTGTAGGTTTCTCGCAAGGTATAGACAAGGTTAAGCAGGTATCAGATGCATATAAAAAGCAGGCAGGTATAGTTAAGAGCGACCATCCTCCAGTATACAAGTTGCAGACAAGGGTATCTCAAGCTATTGCTGATGCTTATGTCAAGATGAAGCACGACCCTACCAACCCAGTAGTTCGTGAAGCATACGAAGCAATGATGAAAGAAACCAAAAAACAGTATAAGTTTATCATTGATGCTGGCGTAAAGGTTGTCCGTCATGATGGTGCAGGAGAGCCATATAGCTCATCAAAGGCTATGCTCGCTGACCTGCGTAATAACAACCAGCTCAAGTTCCTGCCTAACGATGAGGCATTTGGAGCTGAAGGTGCTGCTGCTTACAAGGATAATATTGGTCTACAAAAGAGTGGGTTCAAACTTGATGATGGGTATGAACTTACCAATAGCGAAGTGTTCCGAGTAGTCCATGATTACTTTGGTCACGGAATTTTAGGAAATGAATTTGGTGCTATTGGCGAAGAAAATGCTACATTGCAGCATCTCTCGTTGTTCACTGACAAGGCGGCTCCAGCTGTTATCGCTCAGACTCGTGGTCAAAATAGCTGGGTAAACTTTAGTGGGGCAAATGAAGAGGCCAATGCTCTATATAAGCAAGCTCGCGCGGCAGAAAAAGCAGGGAACAAGAAGGAAGCTGAACAATTAAGAGAGCAAGCAGGACGTCTATTCAAATTCGCAGAACCAAAGATTGGTTTACTTCCATCAATTTTTAATTTCCAAAAGTATGGAACAACAGAAGACATCGCGTACAACCTCATCACAACAGGAGAACCTATCAAACGCAGAGTGGGTACTCCAGTTTCACCGAGTTCATCAAGGATGGATGCTGGAAGCGCTAGAGAGGGGTCATACGAAAGAACAGGTACTAGCTACAATGCACGAATTGGATCAAACGATGTAAATGTTGTAGCTGAATATGCTCCAACAGAATCTACTGTTAAGGCAATTCAGAAGGCATTTCCTGGTGCGACAGTAGATAATAAGATTCTTGAGATAACAGGAAGCCCTGAAGCATTCCACCGTTATATCTCAGAAGCAAAGGTCGCCAACTCAAAGGGTGCTGCTGTATATGTATACCCAGTGGAAGAGTATGCTGACATGCGACTCTTTATTACTGAGGATGGAAAGTGCGGAGCAGCACTCAAGCCAGACGGAGATTTGGTTTCAGGGTTCTCTGCCCCAGTAGAAGGCAAGCGTAATCGCCTAGCGAACATGATGCTCATTGGTATCAAGGAAGGCGCGACCAAGGCAGATTGCTTTGATACTGTGCTCCCTGATTACTATGCTCAATTCGGATTCAGAGCTGTAGCAAAGACTCCATTCGACCCAACGCAAGCTCCTACTGCATACACCGACCAGTATGGATTCAACCATGCAGGATGGGAAAAAGAAACATTCGCGCAGTGGAGTGACGGAACACCAGACGTAGTGTTCTTGGTATACGATGGCGGTAATAGGGCTACGATACAGGATAGGATAGGTCAGTTCGATACCTACAAATCTTTTGTACGTGACCAGCTATCTACGTCAAGCTATGACGATGCACTCGAAGCAGTCAAGAAATCTCTCAAGCCTAGAGCATCTCTTGACAATGAGCATGTTGTTCGCTTTGAGGATAAGTCTATCATTCAGGATATGTCCGATGCTTATCATGCGACACGGAATAATCTTGACCCTGTAGTACGCGAAGAGATAGCTGAAAGGCGTGAGGCAAAGACAAAGTTGGACAGGCTGTACGGATCAGCCGATGAGTTCCGTGCTTTGTTTGATGAAGAAACAAGCATGGCTAGGATTGACCCAGACCAGCCTGATATACCGATGGAAGCAGCAAGCGAAGTTAGAGCAGAGTATGAAGCACTAGGCGAAGACCCAATCTTGGTTGATGATTCTAGGACTATCGAAGATCACATCAGCACATGGCGTGCATCATGGATTCCAGCTCTCAGGTCTGCCGTTGACTTCACGGAAAAGATTCTCAAGAAGTCTGGAGACTTTGATAACCTCAAGCTAACTAAGTCAGACATCCGCAACTATCTAATATCTAGAGCTGGATCTGGTCCGTGGCAGACGCTAGGTGATTTGTATCTAGCTCGCACGATGACACCAGAAAAACGAGCAATGATGGAGGAAGCGGTAGACAATGCTCTGCTTTCTTCTAAAGCTAATCCTAGTTCTGGCAAGTCATCGGCAGCAAGGGGAGCTAAGCGAACTGAAGAGCTGGCCTACAGTACACCAATTGAAAAGCTGTATGAGATTTCAGCAAACGTACCTGACTCATACTTCGACAAGATGTACGACACGTATGTTCCTAAGTTCGTTGAAGCTCAGGAGCATGCAGCAATTATAGCTAAAGCTACAGGCATTAGTGATGTACGTGACGTATGGCGTTATGTCGAATGGCAGAAGTCTGGCAAGAAACCAGAGCAGAAGACTAAGCTGCTTGACCGCTGGAATAGTTCATCAGGACAGAACGTAAAGTTTGATGATGACTATGCTACTTCTATAGCACAGCGTATTGAAAGCACCATGGCTAAGAACGGAGATGTGTTCTTTGCCTATGACCAGCTAAGTAACTATGTCAATGCTGACAATGGTGCTAAGGCTTTCCGTGACATCATGGACTACAACATGTTAGGCAATCCTAAGAATCCTTTGATGGGTCTAAGGAACTTGCCTATCATGCGCTCAGCTATTCTCACGTCTGGACTCTATGCTCTTGACAATTATGTTGAGAAGATGGAGGATGACGAGACATACTTCGGCATACCAGGTTCTGTTGCTAAGAAGTTTTTGGGTGATGGAGAGACTACGAAGTATGCTATGGCTGGTTTGTTTGGCGTAGCTACCAAGACAGGAGCTAAGCATGGACAGCGTGTAGGATTCCGCGCTCGCGTAGGTGATTCTATGCGTAAGACTATTGACGCAGGTAAGAGACTGGCTGAATCTAAATACACTTCATTTGCCCGTCTTACACCAGAGATGCAAAGCCAGCGTGCTGATATGTTTATGGCTGAAAGGTTTCCGACTATCAAGCCAGGCACAGACGAATACAATCAGACGAAGGCTCAGTTCATTGATGCACAGTTTGAAGCTGACGCATCAGGCGGAAAAATATCAGACATCTTTAATAGGATAAGCAGGACAAGTTCAGCTGGTACGGTAGGCATTATGTCTAAGTACTTTGCTGATATAAACAACCTTGGCATGCGCTCTCCGTTTGTTAAGGACTATATCATCGAGCCTTACAATGCTATGCAGTCTCAGATTAGACAGCTCGTTAAGGTTGTTGAGGATCCTATCAATGCTGTTCTTCCGAACATCATCCGTCAGTACCAGAAAGATGACAACTTCTGGGATGCTATCTGGCGTGCTGATTATGAGATGAGCGCGATTGAGTTTACGGCAGACCAGATGTCAGCAAGCGCACTAGCTCTCGCACGCCAAGAGGTTATGGATGACATCAAGAAGAACTACTTTACTAAGCAAGTTGCTGAGTACGAATCAACACTTACAGTAAATGGTAAAGTTGTAAAACAAGAAAGCCGTGGAGTTAAAGATGTAGTTGATGAAAAGATGTGGGATGACTTCATGTCATTCCAACGTGCAGTAAATAGTTTGCGTAAGGAAGACTTACGTTCTCTTACTGCCAAGTCAATGGGAATCAACAGCTGGAAGATTGAGGAACATTACGGTGAACTGAAGATTCGTAAGGATGCACTAACAGAAACATACGGTGCTGCTAAAGAAGCTCGTGATATTGTTGATGAGCAAATCAAAGCACTGGTACAAGAGCGCAAGTCTTTTGTTAAGACTAATGGTAGGGACGCATTCAATGAAGTCATGCCAGGATACAAGGAGCAACTAGGTCTCCTTCGTAAAGAGAAGATGCAGGCAGAAGCTAACATGCGCCAGATGACTCGTGAGCTTAGCAACGTAGACAAGCGCATGGGTCGCATCGAACAGCTCGATGCCATGATAGACAAGTCAATGTCGAACATGTATATGAATCGACATCGTGATGGAAAGACTCCATTCGTACTACGTCTTGAGTTTGATAAGGATACGAAGATACCTTCTGTACGTCGTGAGTACAGCAACATGACTGATGCTGAACTTGGTCGCATGGAGTATCTACGTGAGGCAGTGATGAAGGCAACCAAGAATATGGATTCGTACCAGAAGATGGTTGCTAAGCGTACTGCCCTGCAAGATGAGCTTGACAATATCTTACAGTCAGAAGATGTGACTCCAGATATGGATTCACGTATCGCTTCTATCAATGACGAGCTCAGCAAGATGGATGGTTTCAAGCCAGTGTCAGAGATGACCGATGCCGAAATCATGCGTTTTGCCCAGACGAATGATATACTTGGATCACAGAAGACAATCCAAGATATGCGTAATAAGAAGTCTATCCGACGTGGAACAGCAGCAGCGCAGATGGTTATCGACCAAGTGCTTGCAAGTAGCGATGTCGCACGGGCTCAGATTGTATCACGCACAATTGGTGAAGGCGCTATCAACCCTAACTATATTAAGGGTAAAGGTAATGCCAGCCTTGCTGACGTGAACAATGGTGAGGTCATGATGTACACAGGTAAGGATGCACCGCAGGTAGACGACCTTGTGGATGCAATCTCATCTCGTGTTGATGAACCTATTGACCGCGCTCAACTGCGTGACATGATTGAGAAGTTCTATACATATCGTGATAAAACTATCGCAGCTAATGGAACACAGATTGATACAGTATGGATTGACATGGGTGCTATCCGCAAGGCGGCTGAAGCATACCTAGATCCTTACGTTCCTAACCTTGTCAAGCGCAACAACTGGATTGGCTACTATAATCCTGACAGTAACTGGACTGCAATTCAGAAGGCGGCTTATACGGTTCAATCACTTGAATCTATGCAGGCTCGCATCAAGAACTACAACCAGCAGACATCTCTGCGTGAGGCAATCTCGAATGCAAATGACTGGCTCGATAGGTGGAACATCAACAATGGTCTGCGTGAGTATGTCAATGGTATGCTTGAGTACAACAGCCCTACATTTAATGACAGTGTGATTGGTACGCTTAGCGACTATGAGTCTCAAATTAGCCGTGTGATTTCTCAGGGTACTTTGTTTGCTAATCTTGGAAGCGCAATCGGTAACCGCGTACAGGGTGCTACGATGGCGTTCGCTCATGGTATGCAGGATGCATCAACCAAGTATGGTGTGCGTCGCACTAACCCTGACGGAACCAAGGGTGAGATTCAGTGGATGCCTAGCGAGACAGCCGCGCGAGCACATGTTTTCGCAAAGCAGGAGCAAGGTGAGACAGGCTGGAGAACAGTAGAAGGATTCAAGGCAGGCGGATTGTTTAGCCCTAAGCAGTATGGATTTGCTATTGCTGCAATGGCTGCTCCTGAAACAACAATCAGGTATCTCGCTAAGAAGGATGGTTACGGCACGCTACCAAAGACTGAGCAAGGATACTGGGCTACGGTGTACGATGCAGTACGTCGTAGTAATCTTGAACAAGGCGGTGTCATAGGTAGCTATGCTATCCGCGAAGGTCTCAAGACTGGAACAAAAGCACAGGTAGCAGCTGAGCGTATAACTGCAATCACAAACTTCGTAGAGAAGCAGAATAACTTTAGCTCTATTCTGATGGCTGCTGCTAATGCTGAGAACAAGTTCGGTCTGACTGCTAATGACTGGGCTATCCTTAATGCACGGCAGAAGAATGATGTTGTCTCTCAGGCAATGTCTCCGTACAAGCAGAACACAGCACAAAGCGAAGCGGCTCGTAAGCTAATCCTTAGTGAGATAGAGAAGCTACGTGAGACAAAGGCAACGATGACTGGCAGGGAAGCTGACAACATCCAGCGCCAGATAGATTTGAAGGTAGATAAGCTCAACCGCATTGAGACTGAGACCGACATACTTATTGGCAAGCTGACAGATTACCTAGTATTCAACCGAGGGTTTGAGCAAGGTAACTGGGATAAGATTAACAAGTCACGCTTCGAGAACTGGCTCTTGTCAAAGCCTGGTGGACGTCTGGCTATGACGATGACTGCCCCTATGCTACGCGCTATGAACTCATGGCAGGGTATGTTTAGGCGTGCAGGAGCTACAGAAGGTGGCGCTGGCGCTAAGCTAGGAAGAGCAGCAGCTCCGCTGATGGGTGCTTCTATCCTGACAGTCCTACTCGGTGGAGCTGCAAGCACAGCCTCACTACCAGGTGGTGTACTCTTGGCTGACATAGCATACCTTGCTGAGTATCTCTATCACTACATGAACAATGATGAGAACGAGAAGCTGGATAAGATTGCTCCGCGTCAGACATGGGAGAAACTAGCCGCTGACATGGCAGCTAAGTATGGCATACCTGAAAAGCAGGCAGTGAACTTCGTTCGTGCTGCTTGGTCTGAAGGATTGATTCGATACTACCGTGACATCAATGTGAACGCTAGTGCTGGCGTGCTCGACATCCTTACAGGTGGTGCTCCATCAGGAACTATCCTAAGCACAGGCAAGGGAATCTTTAATGCAGCTGGTGAGATTGCATCCATGATGGGTGGAAATGCTACGCCATACGACTTTATGTGGAGTATAGCAGGAGCACTTCCTACATCAGCCAAGCGTATCAGCCAGACAGCTCTCAACCTTGCTCCTACATCATGGGGTGGACAGGGTGCAGTCAAGCTCGATCGTGATGGCAATGCAATCATCGACCCATTCACAGGAAAGCCTCGCTATCTATCAGGCTGGGATCTTACAAAGCAGACATTCCTTGGTAAGCCTTGGACTGACACACGCAGTATGCTTGTAGCTCGTGAAGGTGGAACTCCACTGTACACACCTAACGATAAGCTGGCATGGGCTAACGACCTTGTGGCTACACCATACGTATCATTCGGAGCTGGGCTGCGTGGCAAGGGAGTTAAGGAACAATCAAACGCAGCTCTCTTCGAGCGTGATGCTGAAGCCTTGCAGTCACTGATTACCAGAAGCTATCGTAGTTACAAGCCAGCTATTGAAGAAGGACGTAACTTCATAAACACTATGTACAGGAACAATGAACTCATTGATCTTGGAAATGGTGAAGTCGTACCATTCAGACAAATCCTAGCTGAAGCTGCTATGTCTGGTGTGCTACCTGAGACAGAGCTCAAGGGTAAAGGAGCAGAGAGCATGCGTAATAAGCTCCTGACATACGCAGACCAGTGGGGTAGAAGCCGTGCAGCAGGAGATGCCGTGATAGAGTATTACGGTGGTGAAGTACAGGTCAAACCAACTGGCGGTCTCGAAGCTCCTACGGCTAGTGACTTTGCACTCAGCAAGCTGGGCGAGATATACGCACGAGCATACCAGACGGGACTCATCCGTCGGACAGCTCGCCAGCGTTAAGACGTAATAGGTCAACGGTAGCCCTAGTGATTTCAGGAGAACTGGAATACGCTAGGGCTAGATCTATTGCTGCTACCTGATTCATGTCTGGGTATACCTGCATCATCATGTTGTAACCCCAACCGCCCACTATGGCGTAGCTGCCAACAGACTTATTCTTGCTAAAGGTATCGAAGGCATCGTGAGGATTAATACCCAGTGTCAGAGCAAGAGACGTTATGCTCTGCGCTACTGATAGTATGGTGGTATCTCGATTGTAGCAGATAAGCGGTGATCCGTATGTAGCAACGAGTGCCTGCGGATAGGTCATCGCTATATCAGCCAGTAGTTTTATAGATGGCTTTTCTCCGTACAGTAGAGACACTGCATCAGCCAGCGTGACAGTAACTGTTCTGTCTAAGGATACAGGAACCTTAGAATTATCTACCCATACACCACCCTGTTCCAAAGCTACGACAGGCTGGAAGTCTGCCTTTGTAGGATGTACTTTAGGTAGTATGACAACCTTACCATCATCGACATCTGGAAGAACTCTGTCGTCTGGATAGAAGTGAACGACATATACTGCTATCTCGAATGCCTGTTGCAGTGTGCGCGACACATAGTTCTCTCGTGTAAAGCAGTCTAGTATAAGGCATGCGCTATCGTACTGCATGATTTTAACTCTGCCGTACTGCACACTGCATTCATCTTTTGGGTGTGCTATCTTGTATGTCCATGGTGTATTGACAGCATAGTTGCTATTGATTTCACCGAAGGAATAGTATGACTGCTTACTATGATCTGCCCAGAAGATTCCTCCAGTCTTAGACATAAGACTCAATGTGTCCGCCCCTACCGCGCTGACAGCATCAGCCGTAGGAAACGGACCATTGATTTCATCTGTTGCTAAGCTAAGTTCTACCCGACGTAAGGCCATAGTTGCGCTACGATAATGAGTACAAGTCCAATCATCCACAATCTATTGCGCTCGAAACTCATAAGCAATGCCAATCCACAGCCCATAAGTATGCCATGCATGCCAGGCCAAGCCATGCTGCATAATACAATCCACATAATTCGAGCAGGCACAGTCATGATGTGACCTATTGTCGGGCTCTTCTCTAGTGCAGCAACACCCCAGAAGTACAGAATGATGCAGGCAGGAACGATAATGATTTGCATTACTGTGCCTTGTAGTGATTGGTGAATGAACTAAAGCCGTTAGAGATTGTTGATTTAGATACATTATCGTAGAAGTGTCCAGCGTATCGCATCGTTGTCTTCATGTTTGTATGACCGAGAAGTTGCTGTGCTTGGCGTACACCAATGTGATCGCTGATGATACTCGCACAGGTAAACCTAAACATGTGCGGTGTGATGTGACCACAGTCTGCCAGCTTACCATGACGTTCCATCTGATGGCGAAGTGACATGTGAAGTCCTGAGCCGTGCCTGTTCTCCGTGTCCATGAAGAAGTATTCGTTGTTGAACCGCAGGGAAAGATAACGATAGAGAGCCTCACCGAAAGGTCTGCCGTTGGGAAGAAGCACATCCAGTGGAACATGGATTGTATGCATCGCTGAGTTGGCAGACTTGAGACGCTTGATGTTGATGGTCATCTCCGTCTCTGTAAGGGTGAACTCATCCATCTTCAGCTCTACGATGGCGTGCTGACGCGCTCCTGTTAGCAGAAGGATGCTACTGAAACAATATAACCTAGCTGCAGTGAAGTGATTAGGGTCATCCTGAAGGAAGCGGTCGAAGTAACGCTTGAGCTTATCCCGTTGGATGATGCGCTCTGCTACTGGTTTGTTTGGCTTATATCTCTTGTCGCCTTCCTTAGACCACCAAGCATACACCTCGTCGTCAATCAGTCCATAGTAGTTTGCGAACTGTGCTATCATGATTATGCCTATGCTACGGTGCGTCTTCGATTCAGTCTCGAACGCCCTGTCAATAGCAATCATAAGCTCATGACCAGTAAGCCCAGACGTGAATACGTCCTTGGCTTTAGGTGTCATGAAGTAGCGTATTCTGCGTACAGTCGTGTCGGCAAGTGGACGCCCTGTCATCTTGCTTGGTCGTAGTGAGTAGTGCTCCAGCCCCTCGTCTACTGCTGCTGCGCTTGTGAATGTAACCATCGTAGTGCCCTTTAAGATGTAAGTGAATAATGCAACTTACATATCACACGGTTATATTCAAAATAAATTTTACCTAAATAAAAAAAGCCCACCCGAAGGTAGGCTTCATTGCCAAGGTTGGTGCCTTACCTTATTGTATTACTTCGGTTCTCAAATAGCTTGTGCAATAAAGGTTCCAGATTCTAGGTCGTACCTAGAACCAATCACAGGTATCTCGGATTCAGTAACTTCAATAGGGTAGCTAGTCGGTGATTCGGATACTGATATACCCTCGCCATATTGGACAACATCCACTACGATGTTATTTACGTTATTGATCCATGCGATAGTTTTCATGTTGTTTGCCTCAAGCTATTTTAACGAATGCATTTGGTGGTAATGTTAATGCAGCAGCCAATTCTGAATGCTGCGTCCAGCTTGTTCCATCGTAATACTGCAAAGATCTTCCAGTTACAACGGCAACATTGTTGTTCACGACATCGACGCAAAAATTCCAATGTGTTGCAGTATTACTTGCACTAAATTTATTTTTAGAAACCGATGCCGTACTACTCAGTACGGTATAAGCTGAGAATATCAAAGTCCAATTAGTTCTGTCGGTGCTGCTATAAAGAGCCATTCTTGCATCGAGTCCAGAATTACTATCACGAGTTACGATGTAATACGTGCTGCCAATTTTTAAGATTTGTTTTTGCGTATGCGTACTTGGCAGATTAGTAGTCAGGGTACTCCAAGTTGCACCACTATCTGACGAATAGAATAAGCTATTCGTTGCCGTTGAATAGCTTAAAGCAAAAACCTCGGTAGAATCGATAGCAAACAAAGACACAGAACGGTTAGTAAGACCAGTTGATACTGTTGTCCAGCTAGATAAATCAGTAGAAGTATAGAGTGTGGCTGAATTATTCCCAAGTATATATTTACCAGAACTCACACAAAATGCGTAGCTAGATGAGCTTGGCGTAAATGGTAAGGTAGATGAAGTGTATGTTACGCCATTGTCAGAAGAAAAATACTGCGTTGTTCCACTTGTATTCATGAACCAGACGGTACTGGTCCCAGCAAAAGAAAAGAATCTATCATCTGTCATACCTGCTAATACAGACTGTCCTGCTGCAAGAGTTGCCTGCTGCCAATTAACAAAATCGGATGAGTACCAGCGAGTAACAACACCTGTCTCAGCATTCGTTTTTGTAACTGAAATAACTCCATTGCTCGCAGCCAATGAAGCTGTGGCGTATGAGTCGAATTGGCTAGTTAGTGGCAGGGTAGATCGTGTAACTGTACTTCCAGAAGTTTTGTAAATAAAATTTGTAATTAAGGTCGGAAGTTGGTAGACATCCCCATTGGATAAATCTCTACACAAATAACTAGCTTGATCTCGAAATTTTGCAGTTCCTGATCCAGCAGTCCACAAGTCTAATGTACTCCAACTTGTTCCAGTTGTGGATGTATACCTAAAGGAGCAAACACTATTGTCTACATTAGCAACTCCACCAGTCACAAATATAACCCTATACTGGTTTGCTACGTTTATTGGAGGAAAGTAATGGGTATATGCGTAACCTTCCATCCCTGATTTGATTAAAGTGTTAATGGCTTGCGACCAGATCCACTTTGCAGCATTGCCTAAAAGGCTGGTATATACAGGTAGATAGGGATTAATTGCCTGACTATTAGTAACATACTGGAATCCGATAGGGAGTTCTCCACCGCCTCCTCCTGGTACTACTTCTACTCCTCTGTATGTTAGCAACTCCGTAACATCTAGGTTACGAACCTTACCTGATTGTATGACTTCGGTTCTTGGGTGCATGGGTTATCCTTTAGAAGCGTACTTGTACGTGTTCATTATTGACTCGGCAATTTAAGATTCCCCAGTACGAACCAGAGTCTTCGCTTACATCCATAGAGATATACTCATACCGATCATCTTCTTGCAGTGCAGGCTTATTAGCATCGTATAGTTGGTTTAATGCAACCGAGGCGGATTCTTCAGCTGAGATATACTTCGGCTCATCTGCTCCAGTATTGGGGTTGGGTGTTAGCCAAACACCTTCTTGATTAGAATGATAGATGTTCATATTGTTTTACCTTATTGATTGTTTACATTTCCATTGCCGTCTACTGAATAGTAAACGCGACCACCAACTGCAACCGTATCAAATGCGCCAACCAGTTTTCTGCAGTAATACAATTTGCCTGTAAAGTTAGATGGAGTATCGGGATTCCAAGAACCTTCGTCTCCAATGCAGTTGTAGTAATTTCCTCTGACTTGGGCACTTCCACCAAAGGCATAGCGTCCTCCAATGCAGTTGTAGTATGTGCCTGATGAAATTGATGAACTGCCTCCAAAAGATAAGAAACCACCGCGGCATCTATAAAATGTACCTGATGATACAGCTCCACCATTTGCAGCGAAGCCATAATCAGAAGCAATACAGTCTGTAAAGATTCCCGATGCAGTACCACCAAACCCACCGAAAGAATTATTTGCACCTGTACATCTGACAAATGTTCCCGATGCAGTACACTCACCACCAAACCCATTGCTGCCAGCGTCGCAATCTTCAAACTTACCTGAGACAACAATCCCACTACCACCAAAAGAATTACTACCAAGCGCTATGCAGTTTTTGACGTATAGATTGGTAAGGTTTGTTGCAATTTGAAATCGTTGATTCGATGTGTCTATGCCACAAACAAATACATTGTTGGCAGTAACATTGATACTACCGTTAGTTAAAATCACACTACGGTTACCATCTAACGATACCAAGTCAACATAAGCGGTATTCATAGTTAAGGTACTGCCGTTAAAGTCGTATCGACCTGCCGCTGCAATAACGGTAACTCTTTTACTTGCTGATGGCGTCTTTGCTACGGCTGATGTATAGGCATTCAAAAGAGCTGTTCCATTTTGCAAATCTGTTCCATCTGCTGCAACATAGACATAGTTCGTACCTGTCAATCCACCGCCCGAAGCTACCGTAGCCCACGTCTGATCTCCACGTAGGTAGGTAGACGCAGAAGCTGTTCCACTTGAAGCAAGTCGTGCTGTTGCGAACACACCTGAAGTAACGTCGGACGCAGCGTGAGTGTGTGATGTTGGGGCTGCACCTACGTTGGCTGCTGTAAGAGTCACTGCACCTGTTAGTGTATTGACTGACGTTACTGGTACTGTTGCACTGATGGTAAGTGTCTCATTGCCACCGTTATTGTTTTCTGTGAGAGTAACATTTGTTCCAGCTACTAGTTTGCCATTCAGGAAACCAGCGGTCGTATCATTCGCAGATACTTTTGACTTGTCATCTGCGTCTGTAAAGTTTGCACTAATTGTCAGCGTCTCATTGCCACCGTTGTTATTCTCTGTGAGAGTAACATTGGTTCCTGCCACCAGCTTCCCATTCAGAAATCCTGGGGTCGTATCATTCGATGATACCTTTGCCTTCTCATCGGTACCAGAACCAAGAGTAGCAATATCAATGTTCGTTCCGCCTGCGACCAGCGTCTCCTGAATATCCAGTCGGTCTACCTTGAGGTAGTCTATTCGTTGTTTAGCCATTGTATTCTCCGAAATAAATAAGGGGCGACCGCGCTATGCAGTCACCCCTAAATTACGGGTCGTGTAAGGCAAACTCTAATCTCCGCTTTGCACTACACCTTTAATTGCAGTAAGACTCATAAGAAAGAACGAAGCCTGATCTGACTTGGTTTCCATCGTTGCTTTCAGCGTAGATTCTCCGCACGTAATCATCCATCCTGCATCGTTATTCAGCTTGGCATCCTGCGACATGACGTTCAGCATCTGATTCGACGTATACTTGTTGCGCTTGTACTCATCCTTGTCCATGTGAAGTAGGTTGAAACTAACATACCTACCCTTTAGCATAGTAAATACCCTGGCTATCGATCCGTTGACGAACGTCACCTGCGTAATGCCTTGAGCATCCTGCTTGGTTACCTCCTTAAAGTTAAGGTTCGCCTTGGTTCCTGCCCTGATAACGTCGGCAGTTGAGCTACCCCACGGTGCATATACCTCACCGCAAACATCGACCTCCTGCGCCAGTGCGCCAGTGACCAGCACCATGCCCAGTGCCAGTGATAGAATCGTCCTCATACCTTTTCTCCCTGTGAATATAATGGAATGTAATGCTCGCACTTCTTCTTCTTGGAATCCCACGGTGGTGTGATGAACCGTGAGATATATTTGTCACCGATAGGTTGATCCATGTATCGCTTGCACTCTGCCTTCTTCGGGCAGTTCTTGCCAGCACAGTAAGCTATGTCCCTGTTCATGGCATCCTATCCTTGTGGCTCTGAATCAGACGTATGGAATCCTCATCCCAGCTCTCGGCCTGCTCGACAAGATCCAGTAGCGTAGAAGCTACGTGATGCCATGTCGATACTGCATACTTGTTCTGTTCCATCGTTGCAATGTAAGCCCTGTCCATAGCGTAGTGTGCTACGGCTCTTACTGTTTTGATTAAATCTTCTTTCTCATTCTCCATCGGTGTCCTCAAACAGACTGTAAACCATTGATTCATAATGACGTTGGCACGCCTCCATAGCTGTCTTCTTGCTACGGAATATGTCGGCAGGATACCACTGGAATGTAGGGCTACTGACTCTGAAGTCTTTGTTATCAGTGATGTCTACACTGTACGTGCAGATCAGGTTGTCTGCCCTGTTAGCCGCCCAGCTTAAACGCTTTAGTTTCATGTGCAAAGATATGTATGTTACTCGTAACTGGCAAGCATGATGAGCCACTCTCGTGTATCTTTCAGCTCGTCATCAGTCATAACTTCAGTCCACATACTAGGAATGTCGTCTTCTGGTGGTGGAAGATCTGGATCTCCGCCAATCTTTCTATCCAACATCGTGGCATTTACGCACATGAAGATGCTGTTCAGTGATTCGGCCACGTCACGCATATTAACGTAGCCAATCACCATGCTCTTGGCCAATTCACTTGGCGCAGTCTCTAGGATATTTACTTGCCACTCAATCATTAGTTACTCGCAATCAGTGTGCGCCACTTGGCAGCTTCTGCCCTGCGCTGTTCGTGATAATCCTGGCTGACGTTATCTACCAGCCCGTATTCATTCTCGTTACCTTCATGATAGTAATGGACGTACTGTGCCAGCAATTCTCTGGCATCTAGGTCTGTATGTATTGGCTGTTTGCTGAGCCAGCCAGTGCTCGATGATCCATGCCCTGCGTACTTATCCCAACAGGTCATGTAGTTTCCAGACTCATCGGCAGGAATAGTAGGGAAGACCAGTGTGATATAGTCTTTCTCGCCAGCTGCTATTACAGGTACTTTACTCATCGCACATTCTCCCCGATAAGGTATATGATTGACATTGCTACTACAAAGAATACGGCAGCTCCTACCTTGGTAGAGTCTACGCCTCGGACGTAAGGCGCAATGCGCCAGAACCAGACGGTCCTACCTTCTTCGATGATGTGTACCTTGGTACGCTTGAACTCGATGCCTATTAGCATGACTATTCCCTTTCCTCTAGTGAAATTAGTTCGTTACTGTAAATCTCTTCGCAAGTTTCATCGTCCATGACCACTATCGTAGGCATACCGTAGTTCTCTCGCGGTGTCATGTATTCGCGTGACCCTTCTACCTCCTCACAAAAGTAGCCTACATTTACCTCGTCCGTATGCAAATCTGGAAGCTCCTGTATCTTTTCTAGAGCCTCACACAGTATTTTCTTTGCTTGCTCTTCGCTCTCGGCAGTTACGGTTACTGGATAGGTATACCATATCGTCTGCTTTGATTCGATGTTGAAATGAAACGTCTGCTTACTCATGACTGTGCCCCTTCCTGTATTGCGTTATGTTTTTCTAATACTGCTGACCGTGGGGTCACTTCAAAACGAATCCTGTCACCCGATTCTGTTTCTTTCCATAGGTTGTTGATGCTCCACACGCTGTTAGCAGAGTGTAACTCTTCAACTTCTTTTTGTATACGCTCGCCAAGTATAGTTCGGAAAGCCCACGTATCTAATGAGTCCCAGTCGTCCATGCTCTGCGATTCGCGCTGCAACTTCCACGCTTTTACGTCTGCATCCCAGTAGTATTTTCTGTAACTGATTGCCTGCGTTTGCTTCATGCCTGTGCCCCTTCTGTTGTTAGATAATAGTTTTGCCAGTCAATAAGGTTCTCACGTCTATTGCCAGTAGGATATATGGCCTGCTTATTTAATGCCTGGCAAAATTCATATAGCCAATTTGGTGTTTGATCGTTGCAGTTGAACGGCTCGAAGTATAGGAACGCTGTATGCTTACTGTTTGATGCGCACCAGATTGGTGTGCGTTCCTTATTATTCATGTATACTTTCACGCTTCTGCCCCTTCTGTAACTGGTTCAACAAATGCACAAATGTTGCACGACCGAAGATCATAACGAACATGATCCCATGATTCATACGACCGACGGAATCCCTTGTATCCATGCTGCCTAGACACGAGTCTAATAGCAGCCAGCTCCGTCGTTGCCTGCACGTTGTACTTACGTACCCATCCGTAGTTTACGTCGTTACCGAACGTATCGGTAACTGTTACCAGATAATTAGTCCTGCTCATTGTCATCCTCCTTGTTCTCGTTATGTTCTTTGACTGCTTCTTCCCACAATTCTTGGCAGTGGTGCTCTGCGAGCTCGTGCCAGTCAATCTTTTGCAGTGGCAGAAGATCACGGAATACACCGTCAATGCCAGAGTTATCTACGTAGTCTTCAAAGTATTCCTTGATAGTTTCTCTGGTGTCTCGTATGTATTCATCAGCACCAGACTCTTCATCAAGATCATAGTCGTCCAAGTTTTCTGACAATACATCCTTGGCCATATTGTAAATCTCCTGCTCGCACCATAGGTTGACTGTCCAGGTTTCGCTGTTTGTCCATCCGTTGTATGCCATTGTTCTGCCCTTTAGAAAAGTGAATGTTAGTTATACTTCTACGGTCGTGTTGGTTGTTTTGCTATCAGTATGGTGCTTCATTGTAGCTCTCATAGTAATAGACTCCTGCTTTATCGTCCCAGTCCATACAGTTATCGCTGAGCCAGCATAAGAAAGACTCTCTGTATGCAATAGGATCCAGTCTCTTGAACGCATGCGCTACGTCGTAACGCAGTCCTGCTATGTTCACTGTTCCGTCCACTGATTCAGTGCAGTCACGCAGGAAGTCGTCGTGCATGTTCTCTGCCTGCTCTTCCGTCCAGGTTGTACGCATTGTTTAGCCCTTAAATTGTTAGTATTGTGGCAGTGTATCTGCCCTTGAACCTATGGCATGAATCGAACATGCCACAATGCACCAGCATAGGTTGTGTGGTTATTCGCAGGGACCGTCAATAATGCCTGCTTCAATAAGATCCATAGCCGTTCGACCGAATCTGCCCTGTAACTGCCAGCATATGCCAGTGTCTACCAGGTACTGCCAAGCAGCTATTGCCTGCTCTTCGCTGTCTACCTCTATGAATCCTTCTGCGATACCGACTGCCGTGTATGTGTCCATTGTTCTGCCCTTGAAAAGTTAGTGTTGGTTATACTTCTACGGTCGTACTGGTTGTTTTGCCTAGCCGTTGCGCCATACGTATGCAACAACGGCTAAACAGATAACGAAAACTGCCAAGTATAGGATCATGCCAGACTCCGTTCAAGGATTGCACCTATTGAACCTACCTTGATCTTGTGCGTGCCTGCAATAGCTGCGAATAGGTGCACGTATACAGTCTGGTCGTAAATATCGCCAGTGTTGAGGTAGTAGATAGGTTCACGATAGTTTCCGTCAATTTCTACGGACTGAATATCGCAATACTTGAGCCCATACTTTTCAGCTGCATAAGCTAGGCACTCTTCTGCCATAGTATGTTGGTTGTCGTCCCAAGTATAGTCTTTGGTTAGCTTGTTAGCTACTGCCAGTCTTACTTTGCGTAAGATATTTGCATCTGCGTTCATACTTCTGCCCTTGAAATTGGTTGTGAATCGTTACCAGTACGGTCGTACTGGTTCTTTTGCTACGTGCCAAGGACTCGAACCTTGGTGGCTGCCGTTCACGTAGTGTGTAGGTTCAACCTACTATCCAGACGTAGATACCCTGCTCTGTAAACATAGGACTCTGGACTAGCTTGACGCTATCATACTTTCCGTATAACCAAAACTGATATTTGTCTGCCTGCTTAATGCTATCAAAAGATCTTGCTATTGTCTTCATTGTTCTGCCCTTAAAAATTGGTTGTTGGTTGTTACTTATACTGCCAGACTGGTTGTTCTGCTCAATACCTATCTGGAATAGATAGTATGTAGCCGTCTGCTGTCAGTGTATCTCCGTCCCTAAACTTTCTGCCGTCTGGATAGTACCATACGTAGTTTTTCTGGTGAATACCTGCGTTACTGTACTTATTGATGCGTTTTTTGGTTGTCGCAGTCAAATATCCCCCAGACGTGATCTTTGTGCTGCCATTAGGATAGTACGTAACTACTGCAGTGCTATGGTAGTATAACTTGATGAAGTCTGGGTTCTCTGGGTGCATGTGTTCTGGACGTGTACCAGTGTGCCAGCCAGTCTCTAAATACGTGCAGTGTGCTATTGTTTTGCTATGCTTACCGTTAAGCAGTCGCAGTGCATGTTGGAAGTCCATTCTATCGCCCTTGAAAATTGTGAAAATTGGTTGTTACTTATACTGTCAGACTGGTTGTTTTGCTATCAGTCTACATAGTCTGGCGCAATACGTTCATTGCACCAGTCGCAATACAGACTTGTATCTTCAAAATTGAAATCTGCATATTGAATCCTAGGACTATTCACATAGCCAGTATTTTCTTCAAATTCCTGGACAATTTGCTGCTTATTTTTTGTCGCACAAGATCCGCAGCATACTTCACCATCTGTATTCATGAAGTATTTGGTGTATGTGCTAGGATAGTCGATGCAGTCTGCTAATTCCTGCGAAGTTTTGAATCTCATACTTCCGCCCTTGAAAATTGTGAAAAATTGGTTGTCAGTCTACGTATTCAGTTATCAGCAGTTTTGCCAGCTTGTTCCAGTCTATGTTGTCAAAAGTAATAGACTGCCGTTCCTCAAGAGTTACGCAACCATACAATGCCCAAGAACATAGCAGGTCAGCTAAACTCTTCGCGTCAATATCGTTATGTTCCAATTCGTCCTGAAAATAGGTACGTAATTCTTCTGCCGTCCTATCAACACTGTACTTCCTTGACCTATTGCCGTAGCTACGGTCAAACTTGTTGTTTTCACGTACAATATCTTCGATAACGTCAGTGTACAAGAAGCTACCTATTGTACCAGTCAAGCAGTCGAACAGTATGTTTGTTGGTTCGCGCATATGCGCCTCCGTTGTGATTGTTACTATTACGGTCAAATTGGTTGTTTTGATACCTATCTGGGAATCGAACCCAGACTAAAACGCCAGCTAGGTATTTATACTATCAGTCTACGTTCTTGCCAATTGTAGGTATCCTATCTGGATTCACGTTGTAGTGATTCACAATTGCAGGAACATTGTTCTTGATAAACTGGCAGATATTGCGTGCAGTCTGCAATTGGACGTTGCCAGTCGTGTAGTCTGGTTCAATAGCGCATAACTTAAACTCTAGTCTGCGTCCAAAACAGTCTGATAAGAACAGATAAACTATTGGTTCAGACTCGTCAAAGTAAATACCGAAGTTATTTACAACATCAGACTCACTCAAGTTATAGTCTATCCACCCGTGAATCCAGTGAAACTCGTCAAACTCGGCAGTCTGGTTACCTACCTCCAATTCTCGCGGAAGTATCTCACCCAGTGTATCAAATATCTCGCAGTACAGTATCTGCGAATCTGCGTTGAACGTATCCATAGGGACACCCTTGTAATGTTTAGGAAAAGTATAGGTTCGTTTTTGCGTAGTGAACCTTGTCTGCTTGTAGGTAATATTGTTTTCCAACATAACCTACACTTTAACGGTCGATGTGGTTGTATTGCCAACAAGACTACACTACCTTGCGCTCTAATGGAACCGTGCACGCACGCTGCACGATCGCGCACGCACGCACGCGCGAGGGGGGTGCACCTCACACCCAGGGGGTGGCTAATAGTAGGCTAGTCACCTCACACGGATTTCCAATTTTTGAAAACTAGTGTAGTCCCCACACTCCACAAAAACCGTAGCAGAACCCATAACGTAATCCAGGCTCCACAATACACACTAGTGCGTATTCCAAATACACACCAGTTATTAAGGAATCCTTTACAACTGAACGACCATTTTGTTAGCGTCACCAATATGGTAGTACCCTATTCTAACTATGGCGAAATAGCCATAATGAAACGAACGTATTGTTAGCCTCAACAAAACGATCACACCTTCGACATATACCCCTGACATGTCGAAATTATCCTTATTTGATAACATGTCTAACTTTGATATACATTGCGCAACATTTATGCAGCAGGGTATTGCATTGTTGCACAACAAGTGTTACATTGCAAAATATATTTCTCACACGGAGGTAGAATGGTCAAGAAGGAACAGGGTTACGTAGGAGTAATCCGAGATGCGAACAATGAGGTTTTGGGCTATGCAATGAAGCCTGAGATCAAGAAGTTATGGGAGAACTCCCAGAGCCTTATAGACACGTTAGCAAGGATTGCTGACATGTATGACGAGCACATAGCTGATCCTGAATCAGATCCAGAGGCTGTAGCCATGCTGATGAGCACGGTAGCTATCATTGCATTAACGAAGGTAGGAGACACAATACACGCAGGGAGGCCGCTATGAGCGAGTACACACCTGGTCCATGGACCCCAGGATTATGCGGTGCTGCATTAAATGTACAGATTAAGTCTGATGATGGAAATACGGTTGCTGCCATATTTTCTACAAACAAGAACTATCGGAATCAGAACGCTAATGCACTATTGATCGCCGCCGCCCCTGACATGCTGGAGGTATTACAGGAACTTGACGAGTGCGCCTCATACTGGTCACAATACGATGTACCTGTGGGAATACACGATAGAATCAAATCAGCCATCACCAAAGCCAAAGGAGAGCAGCAATGAGTAAAGAAAAAACAGGCGGCCATTGGAAGAACCGAAGAAGAGCAATCATAGGTATGCACGACACATATAAACTTCAAATGGTTGTTGAGGATCAGATTATGTCTAAATCTTCGGAATGGATAACAGACAGGTTGCCAACTATAGAGGATGCAATGGAGGACACTGTTCTTGTATGGAACGGCAGCGAGGCGATTTTATGGACCTATGACGGTGTTAATGAAGGCCAACCATGGGCTCCCATCCACAAGCTCATCGCCCCCTACGTCAAGCCGAAGAGGTGGACGGTGGAGTGGGATAAGGAGCACAATGCTTGGATAATACAAGACAGTGAATATGCAACAGCTTTTCAAACAACGTGTCTTTACTATTTGAGCAAAAATTCCTATGACGCCGCCCAACGCATCTGTGACATCTACAACGAGGTGATGCCATGACACCGACACAGGCAATCTCACTGATAATTATATCCATGTGGATGGTAGGTATCTTCACTGGGGTTGGCGTTGGGATTATTTTGAAAGAATTGAATAAGAGGGGGTGGCTGTGATTCCAGCATCTAAACTCGTCCAGCTATACATCAGGCTGGAGAAGGTAAAGGAAAGGCTTGCGGTATTAGCAGATGAAGAGAAGTCTTCGGAGCTATGGGAAATTATTGACGAGATGGCGGTAGCCATTGATTTATCACTTGAGGAGGGTTCATGACACGGGAAGAGGCACTTGTTGCCAAGTTTGAAAAGGACGGTAAGTCTCTGGAGCTGGAGACATACATCTATTTGCGCAACATCCAGGGCAGGGAGTATGTCCTGACGCACGTTACCATTGACGGGAAGTGTGTAACGAAGACTGTCCGCGTCAATACCGAACGGGACAATATCGAACTCGCTGTAGCTTCCTGCCGTCAGTGGCGTAAGAAGATGCTTGGTAGTGGCTTTAGACCTGGTAAGAAGATTACCCGTGCTAAGAGCGTGATTGAGGAGATCCAGCAGCGCAAGAAGGTGGTTGAGTCAGAGCGTAAGGAACGTATGGCGGTTAAATATAAGTTGGCTGAGCCTAATAAAAACGTCATGCTAATAGAAAGCTATACGAACGTCTATGGAGGTAGGGCATGAAAACCTACAGGATGTACGTAGAAGGCAAGGATGCCTGTGCTTTGTTTGCAGAAGACAAGTTCGGTACGTGGGTTAACACGGAAGAGCTGAGCGATAAGGATGTATCTGAGATGCACCCACGTTGCGATACATGTGCGCACTGCACTGACGAAGTACTGGAGAATGAGTTCGAGGATACGACGATTACGCTGTACCTGTGCATGATTCACCCTGACGAACCGAAGATGATTAGCAAGTGGGATCACTACTGCGCACTTCATACGGAGTTAGTATGAGTAAGTGGGATGATAGATTCATGGAGATGGCGTATCTTGTCTCTACGTGGAGCAAAGACCCGTCTACGAAGGTAGGGGCGGTTATAGTAGACAAGGATAGGCGTATCATCTCCTGTGGCTATAACGGTGCTCCCAAGGGGGTTCTAGAGCCTTCTGGATTCTCTAGGGAGGAAAGGCTTGATAGAACCATACATGCTGAGGCTAATGCTCTGCATTTCGCTGGAGACGTGCGTGGTTGCAGTATGTATATCACAGCTGCCCCATGCGCACATTGTGCTGGTCACATGATTCAGAGGGGTATTACTAGGATTGTATACCCCAAGCCTAATGGCGATTATTCGGAAAGATGGAAAGAATCCCTGAAAGTTGCCGATCTGATGTTTATTGAATCTGGTGTTAAAACAATAGAGGTGCTGACATGGAAAAAGTAAGGAAGTGCGAGAACTGCAAGCACTACTCTGAGAGTGACGCAGATGAGTTCTATCAGGGGGTATATATGGCTGTATTCAGGAACGAGTGCAACCTCGACCCAGATGAGCCTACGGAGCCTATGCCGAAGTACTGGGTGCAGTCGTGCGAGCACTGGGAGGATAGGGGTAAATGAGACATGGATCTCTATTCTCTGGCATAGGAGGATTCGACCTAGCTTCCGAATGGATGGGCTGGGATAATGTATTTCACTGTGAATGGGCAGAGTTCCCACGTAAGATTCTTGAACACTACTGGCCTAATGCTGACAGCTATGGAGACATCACAAAGACAGATTTCAATGTTTACCGAGGAACAATCGACATCCTTACGGGAGGATTCCCTTGTCAGCCGTATAGTCAGGCAGGCAAGCGAAAAGGGAAAGATGATGACCGTCACCTCTGGCCTCACATGCTTAGGGCTATTCGAGAAATCAAGCCTCGCTGGGTCGTGGGCGAAAACGTATTCGGCCTTACTAATTGGAATGGGGGCGTGGTACTCGAAGAGGTGTGCGCTGAGCTTGAAGCTGAAGGTTACTCCGTACAGCCGTTTATTATTCCAGCTGCAGCCGTCGGGGCTCCCCACAGAAGAGACAGGGTATGGATTGTTGCGTACTCCGTCAGCACAGGAACCAGGCATCAAGAACACCCGTCTTGTAACCAAGAATGGGGAACCTGCGGAAATAGGGAAAAGAGCTTACGACAAACACACGGGACGCCTAGCGCAAGTGGGGCTAACGCAACAAGTGCAAATGATGCGTTTGCTCCCTACTCCGAAAGCCTCGGACTTGGAGAGGGGCAACAGGAAGCTGGACGAGAACGGGCTGAACGTCAACAGCAAGGGAGTCAGGTACGGAGCAGCTCTGCCACAACTAGCCAAGAGTGGATTGCTTCCGACACCGACAACACAGGAGACTCCGCACTACGAGGCGGAACTGACGGAAACTGGACGCAGAGTAGCGAGCAACGGAAACAGTCATTCTCTGAACCTAGCCGACCATGCGATACGGGGATTGCTTCCGACACCAATGGCGAACGAGATTCATCATCGGGAAAGGGTGAAAGCATTGAAAGAAACTGGAGCGGAAACGATGGCGAGTCGAAAGAATGGGGCGAACAGACCGAATGGATTAATGGATTATATGGATTTCAATGGGATGCTACCAACCCCAACCGCAATGGACTCAACAAACGCAACGGCAACGATGAAGTCTACACAAGTCAAGGAAGGCAGTATGCACAGCGTGACACTCAACAGAGCGATGAGCATGGGAATACTGCCTACACCAGCTACGAGAGATTACAAGGGGGCTCGATCAACGGAAGCGCTGGAGAAATCAGGTCGAAATCATACCAACAGTCTTCCAGACGCATTTGCACAAACTGGGAAATCTTCCCAACTCAACCCCCTGTTTGTGGCGGAGATGATGGGATTCCCACCGAACTGGACGGTATTACCCTTCCTAAATGGCGAAGAGAAAGCATTAAGGGATACGGAAACGCCATAGTCCCACAGGTAGCTTTACAGATATTCAATGCAATTAAAATGTACGAGGAACAGTATGTCGGTTAGATTTATCTCTGTAACAGAGCCTATCAAGGGTATCGCTGGTACTGTTACCGTCATGACTGATGGCATTCTAGAACACGTTGAGCGCCATATCAGCCCAGAAGATCTTATCGTCTACATAGCACGGGTGTCGAACCCTAGCAATCAGGCGAACTTGGAGACATCTGATAGGCTGATAAAGTACCTTGTAAAGCACAAGCACTGGTCTCCCTTTGAGTTCGTAGATATGACCGTGGAGATTGTTACCCGTAGGTCTATTGCTGCTCAGATTCTACGCCATAAGTCGTTTAGCTTCCAAGAGTTCTCACAGAGATATGCTGAGGCGACAACCGTACAGGACATCGAACTCCGCAAGCAGTCGGTTAAAAACAGGCAATCCAGCGAAGAAGTATTCGACCCTGTGATAAACAGCCAGAAACAGCTTACACATGCCTCTAAGATAGTCAAAGAGCATACCGAACGGGCTATCGAACTCTACAAAGATCTGATACATGCAGGCGTAGCGCGTGAAGTAGCCAGAGATGTACTGCCTTTAGCTACACAGACTACGATGTATATGAAGGGATCTGTGCGCTCATGGATTCATTACCTCGAACTGAGGCTGGATGAGACGACCCAGCAGGAACATCGTGAGATTGCCGAAGGAATAATGGACATTTTCATGGAAAAATTCCCAAATATTGCTAAAGCACTATGGGAAGTTTGACGCAGATTGACTAGATTCGCAACCTAATTTTTTACTAACTAGAGCCGAAGATGGCTCGGTCGGTAACGAATACCACACAGCCTACGGATTGTGTGAAGGGTTTGGAATAAAGCCAGGTTGGGAAGCCTGGCTTTTTTTTATTGTGCATACCACAAATAAAAAACCCTAGGTGAAAGGGCAAAACACCTAGGGTCCAGGGAGGGGAGGGGGTTCATGCGAACCTATTTCTTGACTCGACTTGGGAGTCCTTTAAGTTTCGTACCTGCGTACTTCTTAATTTCTTTTGATGTCATGGACTTTGCGGCCTTCTTGAGTGCAGGACTTGCGCCCTTCATCTCGCCTCGCTTTGTAGCAAGAGCCATGCCCATGAATTTCTGCTGCGCTTTTGACTTAGCTGGCATTACTTCTTCCTCGCAGTCTTAGCTGATTGCTTGAATGCCTTAGCTGTCGGAGCACCTTTAGTGCCAGGAGTACGCATCTTCTCGCCTGAACCAGCGGCAATCCGCTTGCGCTTGGCGTGAATGTTGCTATATAATCCTTGCTTCGGCATATCGCAATATACAGAGGTTTTGCGTATATGCAAGCATAGATTGCAAAAAAAAAACTAAGGAGTATTTATGCCTGTAATTATTATTGGTGGCGTTGTATATGATTACTTCAGCAACACCGACCTAGTTATTGACGAGGGATCCAAGCCAGATCCTGGTACGCTTATGGTGAATTGCCCTGCATGTGGCATTAAACTAAAGAAGCCACGTCCTATCTTCTTCCATCAGGATGGAACGCCTAAGTGCATCATGCAGAACCCCAACCAATCACGGTAATGCAATAAGTAAAAAGGGTCCTTCGGGACCCTTTTTGTTACTTCTTCTTGCCACCCTTGCCTACAACCTTGACGGCTCCGTAGACTTGGCCTTTGCCTTTAGACTTCTTCATGGAAGTTCTCCTGTTTATAGTTTGACAGTTGATTATTGCTTTCTACTTATTTCTCGCAGACCATAGAGCCAGTGAGGTTCTACAAATCTCGCTTTTTCTACTGGTATTTGTTGTGACGTTAGCTTACTCCAGTCAGATTTTTTATATCTGTTCTTGAAGTTAGCGACGTTTGAAGGTACTTCTGCTATTACATCACTATAAGTTCTAGCGACATTTGGGTCAGGAGACCAATATGTAACATCACCAAAAGACTTGTCCATTCTGAGTGTGCTATTGGGGAAGTATTCCTTTGGAACATCTGGCTTTCCTCTAAAATACCCAATGTTTAGAGCATCTTGCATACCTTCTTTACCGATACCACGGTAGAGCATATCTGGGTTTCCTGTATAAGCAAATGGGTTTAGCTTATATGCATCGCGCACAGGTGTCTGACTAGTTATGTATTGACCAGCATACTTAGCTACTGGGGCTACGAGTGCCTCTGCAGCACCGAGTGCAAGCGGAGTAGCGACAGCCATAGCTGCATCTCCATAGTTCCCCTGCTGGACTGATAATGGTGCTCTACCCAAAGAGGCCGCCATGTTGCCTATAGCAACCATTGGGTTTAACCATTCGTCTACAAAACTATCAGGTTCATTTGGGAATAAACGGAACACATCACCTAAATCAGCTGTTCTATCAGCGAGTTCTTGCGCTGATTTAGGCATAGCTTTCTCACGCAGCTTATCGGATTTAGCACGACGCGACTTACGCTGCTTGATAACCTCTGCATCTTGCTCAGCCTGACTAGGCATCTGCTTTGCAGAGCGTTTCATAGACTCTTGCTGTTCAGCCTGAAAAACACGGGACTCAGGGCTCGCAAATGTATCGTAGCGCTGACGGGGAACTAGCCTGTATATAGGTGAATCTACTGCCATATCTTTTATTTAGGTCTGCGTAGTTGTTTAATATGACCAGACGCCCTTTCATACTGTTGTTCGTTGCCTGACTTAGGAACTTTGGGAAGCTGGCTGATTGGAGTATATCCAGCTAAGACTGCATCTATAGGTAGTATAGGAGGGCGTTCTACTGGCTGAGGATTTATTGGGATTTGAGTAATTGGATGCTGGCGCTGATATTGCATGAAATCATAACGATTCACACCAGGCATACCTTCATCTATGTATGTCTGTATGCGATCATAGTCATTCGTACCATAGTTGAGTCCGACGTATGGAGCTTCATCCACATTCAAATTATGTAATCCAGGCCATTGCTCTTGATTGTACAGCTGTTTCCAGTCAATAGTTGGTAGAAGTGTGCTATGGAAACCTTTTACATATCCAGGTCTTGTTTTATATAGATTCTCATCAACCCAACGCCGCGCGCCACCATCAGGGGCGGATGGAATATCCAACCCTTCTTTCCATTGAGCTGTGTAGTACTCGTCACTACTCCCAGTCTGAAATGGATCTGGGTAAAGCGTGTTTATCCTGATACGGTTTTTTCGTGATTTAGGTAATTCAGTGCTTATCCTGATACGGTTTTTTGTTGATTGTGGTTTTGATTCTTGCTGTGCCATGTCTTTACCAGAGTTTCTTTATCGCATGATACGCAGGTGATAGAATATCCTTCCATGCTGGCTTACCGTTCTTCTTAATTCCCTTCATACGGTCAAGAAACCGCTGACGACGCTTAGGGTCTTTGTGCTTGGTAAAGTCAGAGTAACCAGTAGCACCAAAGTGTACCTTCTTATCCTGACCACGAGCCTTGACACGTATCATGAGCTTCTTGCCCTTGCGGTCAGACTTGTAGTATTTGCCAGGTTTCATCTCTGACTTATTCATAAATACTACTCAATGATATAATTTAGAAATTGCTGCCACATCGAAGGTTGCTGTAAGGATGCCTGCAATTGCCTTTCCCTTTCAATCTGCGCATTACGTAGCGTAAGTCTTGAAAGTATACTGTCAGCATTTTCCATACGGTCGATAAAATGCTGTGGATCCGTATTAGGTCGAATCACATATTTCGCAGCAAGCCAACCTGCATCAGCAGCATTCTTTGCATCCTTGAGCATAGCATACTTATTCTTTTCCGTACCAATCTTGCCAGCTCGTTCAGCGCGTATAAACTCTGTTTGATAGTAAGGATCAACAGCTTTCTTTGGATCCTTGCCAACAAAGTTAACGAAGTCTTTCTTGCGTGCATTTGAAATTTGGAGCCGACCAATACCAAGTGGTGACTCCAAATCTTTTTTTGTAGGCTTATTAATGATTTGAGGGTTAAGCACTCCCTGCATTGCAGTAGGGTTTGTACCACTCTCTTTCATTTCGCTTGCAGCCATACCAATAGCTTCCCAAGGAGATGCATCAGGGAAGTCTTTCATGTACTGTATAGCGCGGTTTGCACCTAAATCGTAGTTATCATACCCGTAAGATCCAGCATTTGGTATAGGCGTCAGCTGACGTATATCAAAGGGTATTTTAACTTCTGTTTTAGGAACTTTGAAATTGTAGGTATTACCCATATAGACAGCTTTGTCCCAATCTTTATAGATAGGGTTAACCTGCTTGTTCTGTTTATACCTAGGATTTCTACCTGAGTCAGCCATGTTTACTGTGCAAACTATTTGGAGGTTATGAATATTGCAAATATATTGCAGGAATTGTCTGCATATAGTGTAGACATTGCACTATGCACACAAACAACAGCTGAGGAGTGGAGATGATTGAGGAAGAAGAAATACTTGAAGTAGGCTTTCTAGAGCGCCTACGTTTCGGTGTGCGAGCTGCTTGGCACATGGTCACTAATAGACCTATAGTATGTTACTTTGATGACAACGTAATTTACGCTAAGAGCAATCCATTCTATTTGAAAGCAGTGGCTAGTCGTCTTGATGAACTGGCAAATGACCAAATTGCAGAAGATGCAATTGCTAGTTTTCGTAACTTGCTCGAAGTACCACAGCACAGAAACAACTAATGTCACGCGCAGAATACTATAGGGAATACCGCAAACGCAAGAAGGTAGAGCACCCAGACAGTCAGTCTGAGTTTACTGCTACTGTGTTGCATGATGTTGTGCAACAATTGCAACAAATTTGCGCGAGTATGCAGGAGATTGTGCAGAAAATGCAACAGTCTGCAATTCAGATAGCCATGATTGTCGACGAGTACGGTGGCGTGGCCGGCCTGGTGACC